GCTTGAAACGGCGAGCCTAAAGCTGTATTAAGTGCAGTTTGAAGTGCACTGGTAGCCGCGCCAGAGGGAAGAGGAAGCGAAGCCGCGCTGACAGGCATGGCAATGCCGCCCGTCACACCTTGGACAGCTTGGGCGCTAGATGCTGAAGTGCCCGCCACAGTGACGTTCTGATTGGCGCTGGTGGCCGCGCCAGAGGGAAGGGGGAGCGAAGCCGCGCTAATAGGCTGCGTCGCCTGATACGCCCCCGTCACCGCGACCGTCCATGCGCCAGATTGCGTCGCGCCAAATGTGGAATTACCGATCGATCCGCCCGCTTGAAACGGCGAGCCTAAAGCTGTATTAAGTGCAGTTTGAAGTGCACTGGTAGCCGCGCCAGAGGGAAGAGGAAGCGAAGCCGCGCTGACAGGCTGCGTCGCCTGCCAGAATGTTCCCGTGACGCCAATGCCAGAAGTGAGTTTCGCCAAAAGCCTCTTAGTTAGGGCAATGAGCGAAAAAGCTCCTCCATCCGAAGTGGCAGATGCATCTTGCTGATTGCCAAGACTGTATATCTCGTATGGAACGAGATTTGCTACAGTCGGCGTCGCCGTCACCCCCGCTGGCGTAGTCCACGCAACTGTGAGATTGCCGCTGCCATCATTATTTTCAATGCGGATATAATAAACTGGAGTCCCACTTGTGGGATCAATCCAAACTGTAGCCGACGTAGATGCGCTTACACCGCCCCCGCCCCCGCCCCCGCCTCCCCCTGTAGGTGAAAGTGACCCATCCGAGTTGACAGTGTACTGAATTTCAATCGTGTCGCCGTAACGATCTGCCATCGGTACATTTCGCGTCGTCATGCGCTAGCTCCCACCACATCGCGAACGACGATACCTTCGTCCATCGTCACCCAGATAGCATTAGCACGGATTATGAAAGCGTCCACATAGTCGCCGATCCTCGCACCATTGACCGGCTGTCCCCTGCTATCGTTCACTGCGACATACTGGTTCATCCCATCCTGGCGGCGGAACATCGCGGCGCTTCGCTGGGCTTGCGGGAAGAAAAACTTGCTCTCCGTGAGATTGAGAGCCTTGCCGCCATCCATGGCCACGCAGATGCCCCGTGGCGTCTGAAACATGATCGACACAACTAGAGGCGTGTCGCTCTCCATGCCCACCTGGGGCGGGTTCGCCAGCTCACCGGGAACATAAGTCATCGATCGAGGAAGCACGCCGCTATCCATGATGCGCGTGCGCTTAAGCGGGAAACTTGGCCCTTGAAGGAACCAAAGGCCCTCCGTGGTCCCCGCGAAAATACCATCCCCGACCGTGCCGAGCATGGTAATATCGCCTTCGAACTGGAAGAAGTTCTTGGTCTGATCCACGAGGCCATAAAGGAACGGCTCCGTGCACCAGACCGTGCGGCCTTGGCCTAAATACATCCGGCCATTGAACGCTGCAAGGAACGACGCGCGCGGCGGCGGTCCCATGAGCCGTCCCCGGATCGCCGGAAGGGTAGCAGTCGGGTTAACGACCGGAGAGAGCCAGAAGTCATCCGCTGGTCCCCACGGGACAACGGTTTGTGTTGTCGTCTCAATAATTCCAGAAACGGAAGTTCCCGAGAAGTAAATGTTGGCTCCGACTTGGTAATAATCAAGTCCAAGCCCGCCATCCCAATAGGCATCACCCACGTCATCCAGTAAGGGTATTGTACTGTAATCTGGGTGTATGATACTAAGAATGCCATTGACCACCCCATATACTGTCCCGTTCTCGGACGTGAAGAGACTGTGCGTAGGCTCCGTAGTGACTTGAGTATATCCTCGACGACGATGGATTTCTCCATCGTCATCAATATCGATATTGACTGCCCTCCAGAGATCATCCGAGGATAGACGCTCCAAGTCAAGGGTGTTTACAAGGCCCTTGAAGCGCTTGATCTTGACGCTCGGATCGCCTGCTTGCGGCGCGGGATCGGCTTGCTGCTCAGGAGGACGAGAAGGCATTTGGATGATCTTTCATGTAATGCTCATAATTCTCGCACCCATTGCAGATGCTCCTATGAGTATTGAAGTTGGCCTCCAGGGTGCGCACCCTTATGCGCTGTTCTTTGATGTCCTGCGTAAGATCATTGATCCTGGCTTCGTACCCATCCATGAGCGCCTTGAAGCGCTCCGTGAGGGTCTGCGCGGTCGAAGCGTCATAGGTCATCCGAGCCTGATCTCGCGCAACCTGGGTAGTCATTTTGACCGAAGCGCGCTGAACCTCCTGAAGGTTCGCGTCGGATCGCTCACGACTGCGCACCGCGAGGATCGTACCAAGAGCGCCGACGATGCACGTGAGGACGGGAATACCGATATCCTTCAGCAACGACAAGTCGGCCATTTTCACAACATCCTTGTCGTTCGCGAACCTCACACATTGTTCGCCGCGTTTGCCAGAATAATGAACTCACCCTGCGTCGCCGCCTGAATGTTCCCTTCGCTGTAAATCATCCACTGAACGAGCCCCGCCGCAGCGGCGGAGCTATCCCAGGTCACTGACCAAATGTTATCATCTTCCGCCATCGGAAGCGAGACTTGCTGCGTGACGCCCGAGAGGTTCGTGTAGTTGAGGACACAAGTTGCGCTCGACGGACTATCATCTCCAACCATGGGCGTGAATACCGCGCTCGCCACGAGAGCGTTCTTACGAACGAATGGTCCACTCATTTAGCCGCTCCAGGTCACTGCTGTCGACGCTTCCTCCACGACTGAAGATGCAATCGTTCCCTCGGGAAGAACACTGGCGCTCGTCGTAGCAGAGAGGCCCCAGACCTGGGAAGAGATCGTCGTCGAAGCCTCCAGCGCCCATGTGACGCTGACCGTGCCGGATTGATCGTAGATCGAGCCGACCTGACTTGGGAACGCGTAGACCATGGCCTGTCCGTTGGCCTGCCCCACCGATCGCGCGATGCTCGTCCAAGGCGCGTTGGCGCTCGCATGGCCTGAAGCATTAGCCACCGCCGGGAAGTTCGCTACCGACGCTCCCAGGACAGTCGCTTGGCCTACCGCTTGGGCCAGAAGAAACTCCTGGGCCTGGAGATGAAGCGCCGCACTGGAGGTTCCCGCCGCGCTCCCCACGGCGTTGAAAACCGAACTTCCCACCCCCAAGACAGCGGCATAACCGCTCGAAGCGCCCAAACTCTTCGCCTGCGCGATGCTCCTACCGATCACCGTGCTTTGACCACTGGTCAGAGCCTCTTGAGCGGTATTGTACCTGGATACGCCCTGAACCATGGCCGTGCCATAGGCTCGGAACGTCATCCCCCCGAGCGTCTTCCCAACTCCATTTACAACAGATGTACCATGTGAGATGCCCTGTGTCGTTCGTGTCCAGGATGCAATACCTGAAACGCTGGAGCTTCCCGCCGCGCTTCCTACACCCCACTTGGCTGGGACGCCATACCCAGAAATGGTAGCCGTACCGGCGGCGCTGAAGTGCGCAAAGACAAGCCCCTGGCCTTTGCCGAGGACGGTCGCCCCGGCGAAACTCTGCCCCGTGCCAGCCTTCGAGCCTATGAACTGAGACGTGACTGTCGCGACGCCGGAAGCGCTCCCGACCGAGTCCACTACTCCACTGGCAATACCGGAAACTGTCGACTGGCCAATAGACACGCCAGCCATGATAGTCGACGCTAAGCCAACGCCTAGGACGCTCACGATCCCTACGCTGTATCCTGGCCCGCCCCATGTGTCTTGAGGCGCGAAATACGCGTCTCCAGCGACGGGGATCGCTCCAAATACCAGTGATCCTCCAGCAGAAAACTCATATTCCGATGGACCCAAATATTGAGCTTGTGCGCTGGAGTGCCCACTCGACGCGCCCACGGAAGCGCTATTCGTGGCGCTGACGCCCGCGACGATAGCCTGCCCCACCGAGGCTCCCGCCTCGGAACTGGAGTTGAGTGTGCGAGCTGAAACGAAAGATGTGCCCACCGCGTGGCCCACACCCATTCCAGGCTGGTTCGACGCACCCAACACGCTCGAAGCGCCAAAAGATGCGCCCGCGCCAGCCCCAACCACGAGGCCCACACCGATCACGCTCGACGCGCCAAAGGATGCGCCATGCGGCGCGAACGCGATGCTTGCGCCGGACGCGCTCGACGCGCCAGAGGATGCGCCCGCCGCTGCGTGGATCGTGAGCCCATAGCCCACGACGATGGCATAGGACGAAGACGCCCCGTAGGCTGTAAATGAGTTTGCGAACCCATAGCTCGTGGCGAGGCCCACGGCGCTGAACGTCATGGGCTTTAGAGCAGTGATATCGAAACTGGTTGTTGCTGCGCCAGATGCAACACCCACACTGTCGAGACCGCTCGATGGCCCCGACTGCTCGCTCGCCACACCGGCAGCGTGCCCCGCGCCTCCCGCGAGCGATGCGCCGACAACTCCCATGGTGGCGACACCCGCAGCCGAGCCGACCGCAACCCTGGCAGCCACGCCCGCCCCAAGGACAGTTGCGACACCCGCAGCCGTCGCGCGCATGCTGGCGAGCGATCCAGAGAAGCCCTGGACATTCGCGAAGCCCACGGCCTGCGCCGGCTCGGAGATCGTAATCCCCCCGACACCCGCTCCCGAAACGCTGGACGTTCCCGATGACGCGCCAGCCGCGTCATGAACGCCTGTGCCGACGCCTGAGACACTAGACGTTCCCGTGGACGTTCCGACGCTCGTAACGATGTCTATGAGGCCGAGATAGGTCTCGCTCGCAAGAGGCCCCGAGCCAGGAACGAACGAGCCGTATCCATCGATCGTGTTGGTTGGATCGGTCTCGTTGACGTTGGCAAACGCGAGAGCGCTTCCGGTCGAGCTGATGACACCCAGCGCGTTGCTCGCGATCGGGTTCGTTGCAAGAGGATCAGCGCCGAGCGCACCAAAGCTCACGCCCCGCTCCATTGCTGGAGCGTTGCCCCGAAAGCATTCTCACAAAGGTTGAGACCAAACAACAGATTGCTGTAACCCGACAATCCCAGGTATGCCGAACTCTTCGTATAATTGCCCAGGTTCGCAAAATATCCACCATCCTGACTGACGGCCAAATTCAAGCTCGATCCCGTGTCGTTGATCTGGAGCCATGTCGGATATGCGAAAGGTTGGTTGAAAAAAGTGTTCGACCATGTGGCGTCGTTGGCCACGAACGTTCCTGGAGGACTCCACTTCTGGAACTCCAGCCGTGGCGCAGCGCCAGCCTGAGCAACCAAGGCCAGCACATGCAGCTTGGAACTTCCATCGTACCATCCAACGCTTGCGCCCGCGTAACCACTCGACGTATACGTCGCCGCGAGTTTCACGGTGAGCGTGTAGGGCGTTGCTGGAGCGGCTTTATAAATGAACGACACGCCGCACCTGGACGTGCTCACCCCGCTCGCCGCCTGGAGTGAAATCCCGTTGGGCGTGTCGGCCACGCTCACGCTCGCCGCGCCGAAATGTAGGTTGGACAGGAGTCCCGTGCCCTGCTGCGTAAGTGGCAGCCCGAGATCAGCCGCCCGAATTGTCAGCGTGCATATGGCTGCCGAGGAAAGCGAAAGGGCCGTTGCGTTCCCGGCGCTCGTCAGGATCGGCGTGCGCTCGACGTAATAGTTTCCCGAACCTGTGGCATACTGACCGATGCCAATCTCCCAGGAATTTCCATCGTTGATGATGTAGCTGAACGTGTCGCCGTAGGCCGCGCCAGCCGCCGCGAGGGTCTGATAGCCCGTCAACGCGCCACCGATCTGAAACGCAGCCGTGCCCGCCGCGCTGGCGGCGGTGAGACACACTCTATCGAAAGCCCGGAAACCCATGGATCAACTCCGGCCGCGCTCAGGTGATCGCCCACGACGCCACGGTGACGGTGGTGTCCACCGATACCGCGTTGCTGAATACACAGGCGTTCACGTAGCCTCCGTTCCCACTCATGAAGCCGGACGAAACGGGTGTGGACAGCAGTTCGTGGAAGTAGGAGCCATCATAGCTGAAAGAGAAGTGAACGTTGGTCCCATCGTTATACATGCGTAGCCATATCGGGTCCTGGTAGGCGGTGGCGTTCGACGAGGTCTCGTAGGCTATGCCGGAGGGCGTGGTGGAATTGGTGAAGTTGATCACCGCTATGGCGTTGGGAGCACCGTTGACGCTGTAGAGGCCGAACAATTGCGCCGCGCCCGTGCTCGGATTGATGAAGCCGATCCCGCAGAAATCGTAATTGGTCGGGATCAGCCGCGTGGCCATTATCAGCGCCGTGATCGTGTAGGGGGTCGACGGCAGCGTCGCCCCCGCCAGGGCGCGCACGTTGTTGGACGACCCCGTATAAGCCACAATCAATTGCAGCCCCGTCGCGGCGTTCGCCGTCGTCGCCGATCCTTGATTTACCCAGGTCGAGAGCCCAGTCGAGGACGCCGTCGGCGTGGCCGACATGACCTGGGAGAAGAGACCTACAATTCCGGCGTTCTCCCATTTGCTCGCGCCGGAATTGTAGGTCAGCACTTGACCGTTGGTTGGAGAACTGAGCAACACGTCGGTCAACGTGGAGAGCGCGCCGCCCCCACTACTCATGTCTTCGGCGCGGATCGCACACATAACGATGGCGTTCGCCGTGAAGTTGATCGGACTGCCTGTCGAACTCGCGGTGAGCGTGGTGCGTGTGACGGTTGGGCCAGTCGAAGAGTACGTCCCGACACCGATCTCCCAATTGTTGCCGTCGAGGATCAAATATGGGAACGTATCGCCGTTGGAAGCTCCAGCGGCGGTAAATGATTGGAAGGCGTTCGTGGCCGCTCCTAGAGTGGCCGCTCCCGTTCCGGGAGCGCTCGCCACCGCGACACGCACCCGATCATAAAACTTGAGCGCCATCCAACCAATCCTTTACTTGCCGGAAAGCGCCTGAGACGTGAGCGTGACCGGCGAAGAAATCGCCGTGGCGATCGTTGCCGCCGCGCCGGTCGTGCCGCCAAAGCCACCCAAAAACGTGGGAACCATCGTGAGCATGCTCTCAACAAAAGGTAACGCCGCATCGATCGTGCCGAAGCCGGGCACACCCGCAACCGCGCCGGCCTTCAAGATTACATCCGCGACATCCTCGGCGGCGACGACGGGGTTCGTGGAAACGCTCTTCACGGCATCGCCGATCTGAGCCCAATTGAAGTTTTCCATCATGTCCAAAAAGACGGACAGGTCACTCGTTGCGACTGAGGTTCCCATAACACACTCCTTATGCGCTCTTCAGCGCCAGCTTCACATCCGGGAGGGAAGGCAACTGCCGATCGGCCTCCAGGTCGACGGTGGCTTTTGCTGTACCGGCCACGACGGCATCGTGCGCCTTGGAAGCCAAGAGCGCAACCACGCCAGCGACGACACCCACGAGAGTGAGCCCACCGAAGACGTATTTCACCCACGCGAACGTGTCCTGGAAGCCCTGGACTTGCTGCGCGGCCTGGGACGCGATAGTCGCGGCGCTCGCTGCCGCCGTGGCCACGTTCGCGGTGATCTGGGAGACCGCTGGAGGCTTGATGTCGACAGCCTTCGCCTTGGCCTGTCCGCCGAGCCCCGATAGGTCTGGAGCCGCCGGGATCGTAACCGCGCTACCTTCCCACGCGATTGCCGTCTTCTGGACGTTGGCGATGCGCGCCGACCACCCCCTGCCGTAGGTGGCCCATGTGCTGAGCCCCTGATCGAACGCCAGCCGGCGGGCACATACCTCCTGGATTAACTCGTCCACGGAGTTCGCGCCCCGGATCGCGTTGATGGCCATCATCGTCTTGGAACCCAGGACGCCATCCACGGTCACGCCGCTGAGAGCCGCCTGGACCCATTTGATGCTCTGCGCCGGCCCGGAGTTGACCGCGCCATCGAACACGACGAGATCGAGCCCCACGGGAAGAAGACCGCCATTGATCTGATCCCAGAACTCTTTCTCGTAGATTGTATCGCGCTCCGTATCACTCATCAGGTAAACATCCTGCGGAGTGAGACCCTGAGTGCGACGCCACGCGGTATAAGTGCTTTGCGTGACGCCCTGGTTCGTCCGTCCTCCCGGATCACGAGGATCGTCGACCTTCCCTCCCTCGTAGACCAGCACACGAGAAAGACAATTCAGAAAATCTTTCTGCATCAGTGATCCCTTAACTTTCGGTGACGGTCGAAGCGGTTGTCAATTGGGGGGTGACGCCGTTCGCAACACTGATGTTGGGCGTAACCGTGCCCGAATAGAGGATTTCGCCCGAGCCGGTCGAAGCCGTGCCGATCGCGAAATTCGTGATCGTGTTCGTGCCGCCGGTCGCCGCCGGGAAGCTGATCGTGCCCGCTGGGGAGACGCTGTTCGTCGTGACGGTCCATCCCGAGCTCGTCCGCGCGACCGCCACGCGAGCGTAGCCAGTATAGGTCGCTTCGCTCGAAGACTGGTTGCCCGACGAAGTCGGGTCCGCCGTATGCAGCGAAACATACAAGCTGGTCAGCGGCGACGACGAAGCGTTGTTCGCGATATTCGCAATCGTCGTCGCGTTGAAGATCAGTGCTAAAAGCTGATTAGAAAACGTCGCGCCTTTACCCATCTTACATTCCTTTACTGTTGTCCGAAGTTCCCGTAGGAAAGCATCCCTCTGCCGGCGATGTCTCGTGGCTGAACACCGATGGGTAGGCCCTGACCTCTCGCCAACATAGCAGCTCGTATATGTTCTGCGAAGGCCCTTCCGAAGTCGGCGATGGGAGGCTTGAGGCCCGGATGCGCTTGCGCGTATCGCTGACTTTCCGCCATCCACTCTTGGAACATCTGGGGATCGCCGCGCTGCTGAGCCAACATCAGATGCCGAGTGATGTTCTGTTCGTTCAACTGCCGCATCGTATTGAGGCCCGTCGCCTCCTTCTTCACTTCATCGTACTCGGCCTCTTTTTGGGGATCGATGCCCATCACGGTCAGCGCCACATCCCAACCATTCGCGGAAATGGGTAATGGCGAACCGTTTTTATCCACAAAATTCCTCTGCGCGAGACGGAAGCCCTCCATCGGCGTCTTCATGAACTCGGGAACCATCTTGATCAGGCCATCCAGGTAGTCCCCGTTCGTAATGTCCCGAACGCCTCCCGCGAGCGTCATCAGCTCACCGATCGACGAACCGCCCATGCTCTTGAGCCAATCCTTCTCCGCGTCCTCAAGCTTGCGCTTCTCGAAGAGCGCGTTGACCGTCGCCGAACCAGGAACAATGGTACCTTCACCCCAATGATCGAAGTCCATGCCGATTGCTCGGGGAGCGCCACGAGCAATGATCTCGCCCATGTCTTTTCCGAAAGTGTTGGATAGAAACGTTCTGTACGAAGCAGTGATATCATGATCATCACTGTCGGTGAAGAAATCAGCCAGCCGATCGTAAACGGAGGCCATTACGCTCAACAGCGGAAGCCCGATACTGCCCGCGAGGAACGTCACCGCCGCGAGATGCCCAGCCATCCATTTGGCGCTCTGCGCGTCCCCTCCAGCCATGGCGTGCGCCTCACGGTAGAGCTTGCCGGTCATCTTGATCTGCCACCCCATGAACTGATTGATCATGGGCGACATCGCGCCGAACGAACCGCCACGCGTCACCTGTCTGGCATTGAGTTGCGCGGTCCAGTCGCCTTGGCTCTCTTTAATGGCGTGGGAAACATATTCCTCCATGGAGAGCTGCTTACCCTCGACGACGGACTTCTGGGGAGCCGAGTTGTGAAGGTCGCGCGCCGCCAGCGCAGTCACGAGACGCGGCCACATCTCGCCGTAGAAGCCCAGGACGTTCATCGCTTTCCTGAAGCCCTCTGGAACGAAACCGCCTTCCTCGTGGCCCGCCAACATCTGAGGAGAGTACATCGCGTTGCCGAAGTCCCCACGGGCCACCTGACCCATGATGAACTTCACGATCGCCGGGGGAACGCCGCCTTTTTCCAGGGCCTCCTGACTGATGCCGGCGGTCGCCCAATCGGGGCTCGACGCGATGGCGCGCATGACCTTGAACGCCATCGGCGACGAGTTGAACATCATCTGCGCGCCGCGCGCGTAGCCATGCGTCTTCCCGAACTCGGGGAGCGTGGTTGTCAACAACTGAGACATCAGCGTGAGCACGTAGGCCGGCGAAGAACCGATGTGCAACGCATGCGTGAGATGCCTGAGCGCATCCAAGGGCGTCGGCGGCGTGTAGGTCTGCCTCAGGCGCTCGCGCATGAGAAGTTCCCCTACGGCCTGGGAGCCCGCGTTGATATCGGCGTCGGATGTGTTCGGATCGTGGTTCGCCGCCTTGACCTGATCCATCATCGCGGCGGAAGCACGTCCGACTTCGGCTGCAAGCGAAAGCCGGGAAATGCTCTTCGACATGATCGCCGAGCTGCGCGTCGAGTTCGCCATCATGTCCTTCGAGAAGCCCTGGACGTTCTCACGCCGGGCCATCAACCGGCCCATGGAGGTCTCGGGGAGCATGTTGAGCAAGTTCTGTTGCATATCCCGTAGCTGAGCGTATTGCGAGCGCTCCCACGCCGCCGGGTCCACTCCGGGAGGCGCGGGCGGGGCTTTGGCGCGGAACTGCTCGATCGCCCGACGCATGAACGCCGGGGAGATCGTGTTGAACAGACTTTCATCCGTGGCGGGACCAGCGCCCACGGCATCGTTCTTGTCGAGAAGCCCCGACTGCTGAGCCTTCAGAAACTCGCGACGAAGAGCCGCCGCTTCCGCCGCGTCGCGGACCCTGATGTAGACCTTGGCGTTCCCGTTGCCGTCTTTGATATCCGCGTCGCCAAAGCCTGCCTTGTCCAACTGAGCCCTGAACTGGTTGACCTTTGACTGATCATACGAGCCATCAGGGTTCGTGAAGAGCTTGCCCGAAACGAAGTGAGAGCCTGTCCTTCCGAGATGGAAGTAGGGGGATCGTTCTGCTTCCTTGCGCTTGCCCTGGACTGCCTCCAACATCTCCTTGACGTACTCACTGTCCGTCGTGAGACGCTTGACGCGATTGGACATCCCGGCAATCGCTTCCTCGGGAAGGCTGCCACTCTTCAGGCGCTCGACCAAGCGCGAGCCCAGGTCCGGCTTCACGCCACCAAAGGCTTTCGCTAGCTGCTCTGGCGTCAAACCCCTGAAAGCATCCGCCTGCTTTTCGAGAGCGAGCTGATCGCGCAGCTCGGTCCTCGATCCCGTCAGCTTGCCCTGGAACTCGGTCGTAGCGTCAACCGCCTGCGCAACCGCATCTTTCCAAAAAGCCTCGGCTTTCGCGGGATGCTGATAGGCATCCGGCCTGCCGACGTATTCTCCGAACTTGTCGGTGATCCCCGGTATGCCGCCCTCAAAGCTGTCGGCCAGCATCTTGAGGCTGTTGAACAACGCCATGTGATACTCGGCCGAATGCTTGGCCCGGATCGTCTCGTACGCTTCCATGCCTCCAGCATGCTCACGCATCCCCAAGCTCGAATAGTCGCGATTGGCTTGGTTGACCTCGCGCATGAGCACGGCCTCGTTGGGAGCGCCGTGAAGATGCTGATGTTCGGACCAGGTTTTTCTCCAATCGATGTCCTGAGCCGTCAACGCCATCCCTTTTTCGACAAGTTCTTGGGTTGCGTGGGCAGTCGCATCGAACGCCCGCTTGGCCTCGACACCTATGCGCGCGAAAATGTCATCCCTCGTTCCCTGATCACGAAGGAGCCCAACGAAGTCGTGGATCGCCGGGATCACCCGACTGAATTGCATGTCTATATGATGGCCGTCGACCCAGCCAAGGATGAACTTCCGAGCCGCGCTAGTGAAGTTGAGCGACTTATCCGTGAGCAACTGACGAAGGTTGTTCTGAACGACGGAGCGCGTGACATCCGTGCTGTCGGAAACCTCCTTCATCGCCTCATCGGCTCGGTTCGCCGGGCTGGCCGGCGTAAAGTTCGGGTTCGGTTTGATGGAAGGGATTTCCTCGCCACGAGCAGGAGCGCTCGCTTCCACGTTGTCTTGCGCCAGCACTTGCGTGAGATCGAGAACGTGATCCACCAACGGCTGCTGATACTCAGGGATTTTCAGGAGCTTCCCGACGATACGCTTGAAGAACGTCATCATGTTCCCAACGAAACCCTTGGGCGCGTCGAGAGACCGCATGAAGTTCTGGAAGGTCGGGTTCGTGTTCACTTCGGCCACGAACTCTTCGACGTTGCTCAGACCGTAGGCCTGATCATCTCCGGCCAAACGCTTGGTCCGTTCGAACGCCGCGATCATCATCCGCGCGGCGGTCCCACCAGCACGCAAAGCCTTGACGGTCGCTGCATGGATGAACTCATGCATGAGCGTTTGCTCAAGATAGCGCGGATTGTAGATGTTGATGCGGTCTAGCTTCGGATTGTACGAGCCGTCAACCATCTGACCAGCTTCATACGCACGAGAGTTGTCGAACTTGAAGCTGTCTGGCCTCGCGAACCTGATCTTCGGATTGATGCCCAACCGCGCAAGGAAAGCCGCCGCCTGACGAACAATCGGCGTCGAACCATTCTCCGCGAGATGCTGAAGAACATCGGAACTGTCCTTAGCCTTCTTGATCACGTTATAGAGATCGACATCATTCTGATCAACGCGACCATTGGGACGCGCGAAATCCGCGCGCGATGGAGAGTTCACTGTCGCGCGAGAAACCGTCCTCGACTGAGTTACCGCCAGTTGCCTTTGCTGATACGCATCAATCTCGCTCTTGAGCGCTTTCGTGGCGCTCTCCACGGCTTTCCATGTGCCAGCCGTAGGCTTGACCAAACGCATCTGAAGCTCGTCGAGACGATCATAAAACTTCCTGGTTTCATCATCCAAAGGGAGCTGATGGAGATATTCTCGAAGCTTCTCGATCGCGCGATATCGGGCTTGATTGCCCTTGGTCTCGATCTCGTTCGGATCGATCTTGGCCTGAGGACGCTCTTCGTCCTGATACGCTCTCCTGGAGACTGATGGAATTTCCTTTCCGGCGCTCTTGTCGAGCTGATCGAGCAACGCGCTCACATCGTCTGAATGCCTAGAAACGGCGTCAAGAACGCTCTGAGGCGCGTTCTTGTCGAGAGCATGATCGAACAACGCCCCATGATCATCCATGATGGCATCGGGATCAATACTCGAAGTATCACCCTTGGCGATGGCCTCTCTCAGCGCGTTGAACTTCTCATTGACTCTCTTTACAAGAGCATCGAAGCCTGCCTGTTTCGAAGCCTCGAGCTTGACAGCTTTTAGCTCGTCCAACGAAGCGTTGGCCTTATTGAGAGCGCTGCTGACGCGAGGATCGACAGCCGGTTTGGGCGGCTCTGGGGGAGCTTTTCTCGCCGCATCGGCTTCGGCTTGGTTCTTGAACGGCTTGCGTTTGGGAGCCTCCCGCGCATCACGCTGATCGATGCGCGCCATCGTGGCTTTCGCCGCAGGGGAAGGTTCTGGGATAGGCTCGGAAACGTTTCGATTGAGGTTCAGATTTCTCAGAGCCTCACTCGAAAGACGCGCATTATGCTTGGCTGTCTTTAGCTTGTCTTCCGTGTCCAAACGAGCGCCATACGCCGCATCGACAGCATTCTTCGCGCTGGAAACAGCAACTCTAAGATTTTCTAATTTAATTTTAGTTTCTTTTGGTTGCTTATCAACCAATCTACTAACCTCGTTCATATTTTCATTTGCAACTTTTCTGAGCTGATCGAACTCAGCATCCTTCACACTCATAACGTCAAGGATATCTGAAATCTGACGCTCGATCTCAATATTCTTGGCGCTTTTCGCACGAGGTCTCAGAATGTTTTCCGGTTCCTTCTCGGCTTCAAGCGCGCTCATTTCTGTTCGAAGTTGACTGATCTCTTCAGCCAACTTGCTCAAACCAGCTTCGTGCTTGTCCTCCTTGCTACCAAAAGCAGACATGGCCTTGGCAAGCGCCGCCTTTGCAGACGCCAAATTATTTCGAGCCATCTGCTCCATGCCGCGATGGGCGTCGAGTTGGTCACTCAACCTCCCCAGCTCGGCTTGACCCCTGACGGCGTCATCTTGGATAGCCTTGATACGCCAAGGCTCCATTGGAGTCTCTTGCTCAGCTTCCCCGGCGGCTGGCGTCTCTTCGGGAGCTGGAGCCCTCGGTTCGCCAGATGGCGCTGGCTTCGTCGAAGGCTTTTCCCAATAGGGCGTCCTCGAAGGCTCCGCGCCTTCCCGAGACCAACGCAGCTCTTCGACCGCCCGCTCCCATTCCGTGCCACGAGGCTTCTCAGTGGGAGATTTGCGCACGCGAGCCGCAGCCGTGGGCGCTTCCTGGATCGGCTGGGGCTTGAAGAGCTGTTCGCCGGCCCCTAGACCCTCGGAAATCAGCGTAGGCTCACCCCTGCCATTCGTGGCCTGCCCAGCCACCTTCGTTTGACCGCGATCGTTGGCGATGTTGAGCGCTTCCTCGCGCGTGACATACCGCCCCTTGGATGTGATGAAGCCTTCCGCGTTGGGCGTGTTCTTCATAAACTCCGCTACGTCCTCAGCGCTGCTTCCTGTCCGATCAATAGTCTTCGAGAACGCCATGGCGTGCATCGGCGCTGTCTGGATCGTCCCATCTGGCGCGAGGTTCGCTGGAGCAATGACCTTCTCTGGACCTGGAGTATCGAAGTCAGACAACGATCGAGACGTGCCATTTTCCATGTGCACGGCAGGGTCCGATCCAGCCGGAAGAACGGGAGGAAAACCTCCCTCTGGAACAGATGCGCTCTTGGGCCGCAATCCCGTCAGGATTGCATCCATCGGGTCTAGTTGAGAGGGAATAGGGACGGCGGCTTGCGCCGCCGGTTGCTGAGCATCCTCCAATCCAGGGGGCGTGGCCAGAGGCTCGTTCGTGCCCATCTCGACGGGCTTCGCGTACTTGCCGATGGGCGTGCCGTCTTTGTCGGTAACGCCTAACTTAAAGCCCCATTTGGCAAGCGCATCGGTCATCTTCCCTTGATGCGCGGTATCGGCAATATGCTGGAGCACTTCGGCCTCAGAGCCGAACGTCTTCCCTCGCAATGCCCCTGGAACAGGGTTGCCGCCCTTGGCAGTCGCCTGACGATAGGCCGGCCAGTCAAAGCCGGGATCGGGAGGCGTGGGCGTGACTGGCGCTGACGGGGGAGCGGCAGAAGGCGCAAGGAGGCGTGGAGCGTTTGGGTCCTGCTCCATCAGCGTCCGCATCTTCATCTCGCGGCCAAGCTCGCCGAGAGCTTGCTGCGCACGAGCGCGCGTCCGCTCGCTACCCGTGATCGACACGAGGTTGGCCATCTTGTTGGCACGGGTCACGAGTTCGTCGGTGGTCCACGTCCTGAACGGACGCGATTGCTCTTCATTCTCAGGAGGTACGTTGATCACGCGCGGAGGCGCACGCTCGCCGCCGAGTTGGATCGGTCGACCATCGGCGGTCGGAGCTTCCGGCGGGGCGGGCTCGCCCGGCGCTGGCGCGGGAAGGCCATCGGGTTCACCGAACGTAAACGGCGGTGCGCGACCTCGATCTCCAAAGAGATCGCCCTGCGCAAACCCACCGCGCAAATCGAATGCGCCCTGCTGAGGCTGAGGTGATGGCTTCGTGAAATCAAACGTGCCTTGAGAGGGCTGCCCTCCGGCCTCGGTGAACCGGCGCTCGATCTCAGCTCCAATCATCTGATGAACTAGAGCATGATCGTCTGGTAGCTGCTGACCAGCAGATTTGGCGTCCTCGTAATATTTGAACGTGTCAAACAACTTCGAAATCGGCGCTTGGCGCAATACCGCCTGCATCCGATCTTCGGGAGTATCGTTCCCGTACATATTGATGGGCGGCGCTTCTTCGTCTGGAGGCCGCACGTAGTTGAAGCCCGAGACTTGCGCGGACGGCTCTGTTCCCTGAGTGCGCACCGCGACTTGCTGACCTGGAGGAAACTGGCCCAGGTCATAGTTCGTCTTTCCCCACTGAAACTGATCCGGACCCTTAGCGCTCCCCGCGCCAGCCTGAGGATCGAGGAAGCGTGTCGCATCGTCCAGTTCACTGGTCGGAACGCTCGCGGCAGGCTTGGACACGAGGGCGCTCGTAGCGGCCCTGAGCCCGCCAGCCACACCGCCGAACACTGCTCCTTGCACGGCACCACCAAGCGCCGACTGAAGTATCTCGTTGGCGCGATCCGCAAGTGGTCTATTGGGATCACCCATTTGCTGAGTGAGATAAGTGGTCGCCGCAGCCGCCGGAACCTGTGCCGCCGCGCCGATCCCAGCTTGCTTGGCGACATATCTCACCGCATCACCGATCGTCTTCCCGGCATAGTCGCCAGCGAACATATGCTCGATACGCGCGGGCACGATGGCCTGAAGCCCGGCCTCGGGGACGCCGTACAAGAGCGCCTTTCCGGGAGATGTAAGAGCGCCAGTCTCGTCGATCTGGCGCTGCGCGTTGCCGCCCACGGACGAAGGATACATCGCTCCAGCCGCGCCCAGAAACGCCCCAAGCCCACCACCCACAACCTCTCCCGCGCCACCGCCAGCAGCCGCAGCGGCCAATCCAGGGAGACCTTTGGCGAGCTGATAGCCAATGCCCGGCAGAGACCATGGGTTCTCTTCCAGGTCGGGTCGGGCGAAGCTTTGGGCAGCCGCCTGCTGACGCTGCGCATAGGCCCCGGCGGACTGCGCGAAATTGTCCGCTCCTACCGCTTGCGCCAAGGTCTGCGCAAAGCGGCCACCCTGGGAGAGCAGTTCACCCATCCTCGCGCCGACACCCGCCCCAAACCAGTTTCCTGTTCCAGTGGCGGGCGGCGTATCTGGCGGTGGCAATGGCGCGGAAGGCTTGGAAAGATAGTCCTCGAAGCTGGGGACCATTTGGCTGTAATCAGGAACCGGGCCAGCCATTACATACTTCCGACGTTATTGAGTTCCGCCCATTGTTGCATAAGGCGTGGCCTGACCCAAGCCCCATGCACGCAAGAACTCTTCCTGCTTTTGGTTGGCCTTATCTATGTCCGCTTGCGCCTTAGCGATAGCCCCTCGATCGCCGCCCTTCGTGGCAGCCTGCAACGCGGCATTGCCATCCGCGATCTGTTTCTGGATCAGGCCCATGTACGCTGGCGCGGCAGTCTCCTGAGGCTTGAGATAGTGCTGCATGCCCCATAGCTTCTGCGCCGTCCCGATCGGCATGCTCGCCGCCGCGTTGATCCACTCGTCGTCGGAATACTGATGTGGCTCCATCATCAGATGGGCGTGTTTCGGATCGACGCCCATTCCCGCCGAAACGACACTAATCTTATTGCTGTCGTCAGGTATTTTTTGTATCACTGTTCCGTTGGGCATGGCATGGGTGATCTGACCCGCGCCCTGAGCGTTCGTGGCATTGAGCCACTGAGCCATCATTGGAACCGCGCCCTGAGGGTCTCTCTGCACATGCGCGGCCATGTCGGGGTTGGCCGTAAGCAACCTCTGAATGTTCGGGTCGGAATAGAAGTTCGCGGTCGCCTCGCGCGCCCGCAAGTCCTGCTGACCACCGAACAGCATCCCCGTGATCTTCTCCCCACTGGTTGGCGGGGTTGTGATCTGCTGGAGCCACGCCGGACGCGTATCTCCTTGCGCGGAAGCACCGGGCTGAGCCTGAGGTTGCGCGCCGGGCTGAGCCTGAGGTTGAGCTTGCGTGGGAGCTGGCGCTTGCCCACCATTCATCAAAGCCGTGGCGCTGCCCAGCCTCGCGCCGAAGCCATTGCCAGAAGGCTGCATGGTCGGGCCATCATCGAGCGTGACAGGTCCGCCGGACATCTGCTCCAGGAAGCCAGGAGCGTTCCGCATGGCGGTATTCACGCCCTGAGGCGGCGACTGAGGCTGCATGGGCGCGGAAGGCTGCGACGCATTGGCGTTAACGTCTGTTCCCGGCGCGGGCCGAGGGAACTGAAGAGGTAAAGGGGCAGCGCCGACGTTCGGGCTACCTCCCGCATAACCTGGAGTTGCGCCCTTGGGACCCATACCCATTGCCGCCCTGAGATGCGCGACGAAGTGCTCGTCGACAGGGTACGAGCCTGTCTGCGCATCATATCCTGGCGTGGGCTGACCACCCGCCGCGCCCATGTTGGGATCACTCACATCGGGCGTTCCCGACGCATAGCCCATGGCCTTAATCTTCGAACGAAGATTGCTGTTCTGCCCGCCGCCCATGGGCTGGGGCGGGGGAGGCGTCTGCGGGCCGGTCCACGAACCCGACGTGATTGTCTGGCCCGGCGCGGGCACGGGAGAGATCGGCGCGGGAGGCACGTCGCGCGTGCCGAACGCGAACCCCGGAGGCTTAGCGCCACCCTTCCCACCCATGGGCATCTTCATCGGCGGATTGCCGCCACCCTTCGCCATCAGAGGTATGGGCATGCCCTTCCCGCCCTTACCCATCATCGGAGGCTTGCCGCCCATCATCGGAGGACCGCCACCGCCGCCCATGAGCGCCGTGAGCGGGCTCGGCGGCGGGGGAGCCTGAGGCGGCTTCTTCATGGGTAGTCCACGTCCCATGGCCATGTCAGTACCTCTCGTATGAAAACCCGTTGCGACCAAAACTAAATTGGGCTGGCTTGAAGACCTTCTTTTGCATGTCGTTCTTCAGCTCGGCAATCCAATTGTCGAACGAGCCCCTGAACATCTTGGCGCGATCGAGCGCGCCACCGCCGGCCACATCCAGGTCCACGCCACGCAGCGCGAGATACGCGGCCCAATCGAGGGACTTCATGTGATAGATACGCGGGATTTCCGGCACCATCGCTTTATTCGATAGAAGAAGTGGATTGAGCGGAAGGCGCGACACGCGCATGTTCCCGATCACGCCCGCGTAAGGTGTCAAGGGAATTGGATACAACCTGAGCTGGATCGAAGAGAACGTCCCGTCGCCCGAGCCATACACGCCTTCATCCGTGGACCAAGCCAAGGGCTTGCCGGGAGGCATGTTTTCGAGCTGCGCGGGATCGAAGAAGTAAGTGTCTGGTTGATGATAAGTATCCAGATCGTTGTGGCCGGCACGCGCAAGGTCCGCGTAATCTCCCGTCATGCGGATCGACATGATCGAGAGTATTCGCTCGTCGAGCTGATAGAACTCCTGGCCACTAACCGTTGTGAATTGGGTGATCGCCGTCGTGCTGGCGTCACGCAAGCAATTAGTTCGTCTTGCAATTTCGTAGACGCCCTCGTTGATGTAGTTCACGAGGGTCTGATCGGACCATAGATAGTCAGAAGCCCCGGCGATCTGGTTCGAAGTATCCCTGAGCATATTAGTACGCAGCTCAGTGAGCATGTCACCTAAATTCACCGGGGTTCTCCCTTGTTACGCCGCTACGCGGTTCACCACCTGATAGGGGAACCTCAGACGCTTGCGATAGCCGATCACGCGCTGCGTCATCGGGTCGACGACGGGAACTTCTGTCACGGCGTCATTGAGAACATTGATCACGGTGATCGGAACGTCGGCTTCGACCGATGGCATGAGCAGATACGGGTTCCCGTTGGGCGAAATAAAGAGGCCCGTGGGCGGGATCGCCTCGTTATCTTCGAGGATGATCCGGATGCGCTTGACCGCCTGTGGCTTGATCACGGGACGAACCTCGGGAACGAAGTCCCCCTGTTTCTGGACTTTAATCGTCGCCGGCCTTGCTTGAGCGGCTGCGCGAAGCATCGCAAGCTCTTCAAAAAGCTCCTGGAGCTTTTCGTCGGAAACCTGGGTGGTTGCCTCGGGCATGGGGTTGTCGATCGCGTCGAGGCTCGAAGCATCGTCCGTGCCGGGCTCGTCGAACACGACGGGTTTGGGTGCGCGTGCCATCAATCACTCTCCTTTGATGCTATGTTGAACGAACTCGTGAAGTCATCCTTGGGCTCGGGGATGATCTTGTCAATGTTCTTCGTGATGAACGCCATCACGGCTTTCTTATCCTGGAAGGTAAACTTCCTGGATGGATCACGATAGGGGATGTAAGGCCCCTTCGAGTTGTCGCGCTTGTTGTTCGCCTTCACGATGGCTGGATCATCCATCTCGACCGTGAAGCCGTTCTCCAGGCGCTCGATCCTGATGCAACCAGCCATGCGAATTACCTCAAATTCTGTAATCCACGAACGAAATGATGATCGTTCCGTTGAACGCCTGGGTTGCGTGGATGTTGCGAACCTTGATCACGGCGGACCCGGCGGCAGGCGTGACGCTCGTAATCGCCGGTTCTCCAGTGGTCGAAGTTCCGAGTTGAACCGAGGCCATCAGCAAGTCCGTCGCCAGGATGGAGCTGTCGGTCAGCGTGAGCGTATAATCAACCCCAGCCGCCGTGGTCAAACTCTCGGACGTGATCTGACCCGACTGCTTGTTGAGCGTCGCCGCGCCCGAGACCGCCGTAGCAATTTTCGTCCCATTGTCGATACGCGCGCCGGTCGGACCTTGAGAGTTCATATTCGCGCCAAAAGCCAGCATCGCAGCATTGCGAACGTCGGCTTCCACAGGCTCCACGTCAGCTTGGAGCTGATCGAGAAACCCGCGTTGATTGATGGCAAGAACTACAGTCATGGATGATCTCCTGATATAAAAACGGGGAGAGTGCCGTCGTTCACTCTCCCCGCCAACACTGATCCTAGACAGTGGCCTAAAAGACCAGTGTTATCCTTCGATGTGAAAACAGATGTTTTTGGATGTCCCACAGAGGGTCGCACTGAGCGTCGTGATCCAATTGCCGGCGATGTTGGTAAGCCCAGCCTGCTCGGTCGACACGATCGCTGAGCCGGTATCGAGCGTCACAGTGCCTCCCGAAACCGTCTTGATCGTGTCGGTCGCCGGAAACCCATACATCCAATCCCACAAGATCACGTCGGTGGTATTCGTGACGCGGATGCGCATCGGGCGAAAGCCGATGTTGATCTGCGTGGCGTTGCCATCGGACGTGAAATATCCATGAAGATCGGTCTCGTCGCCACCCGATTGCACGCAGTTTCCGACCACTGTTCCCGGCCCTATATAGGTGCTCGGGAAGGCCGACAAATGCATGCTCGGATCGATGATATCCGTAGCCATTAAACCCTCCAGAAGATCAACGCGAACGATCCTGGCCTGAGCCGGGATCAGTGATTACAGAGAGCCACAGACCTCCAAGCGAGCCATAAAAGCGTCTTGGAGGATGACGGTGGAGGTCCAAAGCTTCCATCCGACCGTGCCCCGCTGCGCCAAAGGGTCCCCAGGAGCCGGCTTGGGATTGACCACCATTGGGGTCATGCTCGACTTGCCCTTGAGGGGCACGATGCCGAACGCATCACGACCGAAGAAGATGATCGGATACACGTCGCAGTTCGCCCCACCCGTGGATCGGAACGTGGTTCCCGCGCCTGTCGCCGAACCCGCGTTGATGAAGGGCGCGAACACGGTCGAAGTCAGGTAGCGCACTTGCTCGACAGCGCCCAGCTCGCCTTCGAACGGGGTCGTATGTGGGCCATAACTCGCGACCGGGACAAAGCCGGTCATGTTGCGGATATCGCTTTCGAGATCGGGATGGCAGATCGCGAAGTAAGCGGCTTCGACCGATTTCGTGTTGAAGTCGGGATTGGACGCCACGACCTGGGAGATTTTCTTGGCGTTCTGGCGGTTCATGCCGGTGGTGACGCGGCGCTGATCGGTCAGCGTGATCGCACCATCCACGTTCGCTCGACCCGAAACGAGGTTCTGATACCAGACGTTGGTTCCAGCCTTGAGAACATTGAACCGAAGCGTCTCGACGGTGACGGCGGCTTGCTCGCCCAGAATGTCCGTGGCCTGCTGAAGCACGGGATCGGTATGCGTGTCCTCGATCACGTCGGTGATCGTGACGAAATCTCCGTACTGATAGAGCTGGACCGTGTAGTCCTGGTTCGCCAGCATGGAACCGCTGGGCGTCACGCCTTCGACTAGGGGCGTGGTCGCGAGCGGGATGTAGAACGGCTGACCCGCGCCGTTGGTCCCCGCGCCATTGTCGGGACCAGCCGAACCGGTCGCACCCTGGAGGTAATAGCGTCGGAACTTAGCGATCTGAGTGCTATTCGTGGGCAGCGGATAGGTCTGGCCGAACTTCTCGATGTGTAGATAGGGCATGGCGCGCTTCAGCATACGCACCACGGAGTAAGCCGCCACTGCGGGGCTTATGTCACCATAACTGGTGATCGCAACCATTGTAGGCTCCTTTCAGGTCAAATCGTCTTAGCAAACTCCGCAAAAGCCGCATCGAAGTCGACGGGCGCGGCAGTGCTCGCGTTCGCTCGTTTGGAACTGATTGGGGCCAGCTTAGCCGCCGCTTGTTTGGCAGCCGAGGACAGCTCAGTCGGATTTCTCGCCGGAACCGTGGGCTGAGTGCGACCGCCCGCGCCTTGCTGCGCTTGCTGTTGCGACTGTCCCACCGCCCCGGTATCTCTCTTGAAGCGTTCGATCAGATCGACAACTTCTGTAGAAGTACCTTGCTCGATAACATGACGATAGGCAGGTTGCAAGTAGGCTGGTTGAACGTCTACCCAAGATATGAGTTGATCCGCCACGACATCATAGTCGGGAACCTTGGTAGTCAACTCCTGAAGCTGGTTCTGGTCAGCCATGGCGTTGACCATCTGGAGATAGGGCGCGAGCGTGCCGGCCATATCCGCGTACATGCTGCGCATGGCGTTCACCACCATGCCGCGCGCCATCACTTCCGCCGCCTTCGCAACGTCGGGCCACTCCTGGTAAAAGGTCTGGAGCTGCTGCAACTCGGCCTGATCGTAGACCGGCGGCGGGCCTCGGTTCTCAGGCTGGGTCCGAGGCTGTTGGGTCTGAGGCTGCGCCGCCGCCATCATGGCCGCGAAACGCGCGAGCATATCCTGATCGTTCGTCGGCTCGGGCTTGGCGGCGGGCTCGGGAGTTTTTTCGGGCTCGCCCTCCGCCGGAACCTCCAGCTCACTCTCTTCCGCTTGCTCCGGGGCTTCGCCCGGCGGTCTCTTAGGCTCCTCTGGCGCGGCGGGGGCTTCAGAGGGGGGTGTGGGGTTCGGGCCGGGAACCTTACCCTGGACCGCTGGCGCTGTCTTGAGCGCCACGTTGGAGACCTGATCCGAGGGAGGCAGGGCGTCCTCGGACTTGCTGGCTTCAGCGAACGCGGCGTCGAACGCGCTGATATCAACCATGGCTACGCTTCCTTTATTGGTGCATTAAGTTCAGTGATCAGCCTATCAAAGGCTCGCGCTTCGCCTTGGACGCTCTGAAACTCTACCGGCCCGCACTTAACCAATTGGTCCTGGAGCGCCGCCAGCCGGAGATTGAGCAAGCGCATCATCACCATTACTTCCGGGCTGCTGTCCCTGGCCAGCCGCAGGGATCGGAGCAGCTCCATTTCCAGGTTGCGCTCCTGGAGCCGTTCCACCGCTGATAATCTCATTTCGCATTCCCCTTTCCAAGATATCCATGGCCGCGTCAACCATCTGAGCATCCGCCGCCGCCGTGTTCTTTTGACCCTGGGTGATGCCCTTGAAGGCGTCCGCCAGCGTCTTGCGGATCGTGGCCTCGGCAATGCGCTGAGCCTGATCCTGCTGCGCCTGGGTCTGCTGATCGGCCTGCTGCTGACGCCTCGAGGCCTCGTCCGGCGAGACCAAGATGTCCTCCATGTCGCGAGCGCGGACCCTGGCCTCGACCAGCTTGCGCTCGTCGACGTGCATCATCTCTTCGGGCTTGAGGGTCTGCGCGAGGCTGTCGGCCTGCATGCCTCGAAGCTCCTTGGCCATGAGGCTCGTCGCCCCACGCGCGATCACGTCGTAGTCGCCATCGGGCGCAAGCGCCGGATTGAACGTGCGGTTGAACACGACGCACGCATGGATGACGCTTTGCGTAAACGTATCGAACGCGCGTATAATGTCCTTGAACGGAAGCGCGGCATCACCCTTGAGCATGCTCGCGCCCGCCGCCGTGCGGAACGGTTCGCTCGGTCCCTTGTCCATGTCGCCGCCCGTCGCCGGGCCGACGAATGTTTCGCTGTCGGCGAACTTCTGCCCCAGCTCGACGATCTTCAGGAGGCTATCGATATGCGCATCGATCTGAACATTCTTGACGGCAGGCCATTGGGCATCCTGCCCCTCTCCTTCACGATACCAGACCTTGTATGCGCCGATCGCAGTGAAGTCCTGATCGAGTCGAAGAAGATCAGTGTTCAGCTCAAGCTGGGGTCCGCACACGACAGATGCATTATCCATCAGCATGCGGGTAGCGCCCGAAACCATCATCTGACTGTCGCGTATGGCTGAAGGGAGCCCAAAGCCGATCGGGGAAGTATCGTCCTCGTCAAAGAGGAAAGTATGTATCATGTCTATATCGACATCCATCTCTTTCCAAGGATTGAGCCGGGCGCAGATGACATTCGCGTCGATCATCCAGATTTCGCTATCGAGATCATCGGAGAGCTTTTCCGGGGGAACTTGGACGCCAACGCTTTGAAGTAGATGACCATCCACGGAACCATGCCATGCAAGTATCTCGTACTTCATGGTCTCGGATTTCATCTCGTTCACGTTGACTTTGACGCCCATCGCGCGCAGCTCCATCTCATGTGGCTGAGCGCGATAGTTACCCATCGAGTTTCTGTTTAAGTAATCATTGATGACATTTTCGAAGAAGTCTGGTTTCTTGGCGAGCTTCTTGATCTGAGAGCGCGTCATTACATGGCGAACGAAGTAACCGTCCATTCCCCTCAATGTCTTGGCCGACATATCTGGGTAGAAGTCCCACACAGAGAGAAATTCAAAGTGTGGCTTGAAGACTTCACGCTTCTTGGGTACGGGCGCTGGCCCATCCATGTCCCAGACGACACTGGTGCTCTTGCGCGCGAACGGGCCTCGAAGCACGCCTATGCCATAGATGATGCCCGACCTGACCACGGATCGGTTTAGCGATACATAGTCGGTCGACTGGCTTCCCCCCAGCTCTTGGAGCTGATCGTCGATCAGGTCGCTCAAGGTCTGCGCGCGGCCCTGCGCGTAGTTCTTGATGGCCTGCATGAAATACTCCCTTGTCATCGGGGAGGGAGGTTGAGTGCCGGCTTCTTGATCCTTGGACTGAGCTTCCTGCAAAGCTTGCCGCACTTCGTCGGAAGTGATGTCGGGCCACGGCGCGCTCTTGATCTCCCAATTGCGCTCGTTGCCCTGAAACATCAGGTTCATGATGCGGGAAAGAACACTGATGCACTTGACGCGCGTGATCTTAGGATACGCCTTCGATCGGTTGGGCGACATCTCCTTCTCAACCTCGGGATCGTATATCCCAAGGTATTGTCGCTGGTTGGCCAGCCAACGCAGCTCGGCGATGCGCCGATCGCTCACGTACTGCATGAACAAAGTGTTGAACCGCTGACCAAGCGCTCGCAAGTCCTCGGCGCTGATCTTCTCGACAGGCGCGTCCTCGTTGTGCGGCACATCCACGCTGGGCGGATTGATGGTCGCGAGAGCCCATGCGGTGTTGTATGGAGGCGTTTCCATTACTCTCTATCCTTTGCCCGAGCCCTTCGGGCCGGGCGTCATCTATCCTTTGCCCGAGCCCTTCGGGCCGGGCGTCACCTAGCCTATAAAACCGCCGGGCGAAGCCTCGGCGCAAGGGGGAGAGCCGGGCGAAGCCTCGGCGCAAGGAGAAAGTCAATTATCTGGCATGGTAGCTTCCTAAAGAGGGAGTGGGCATGGATGATCTCATGCGCCTCGTGGCCATCGTCCCCACATTCATGCCATACTTACGTTCCTTTTGCATATCCCTATGGAAGAAGCGCAAGAGGTATCCCCCTCCGTCGCCCACGTGCGAGTAGCGGTTCTTCTCCGGGGTGGCTCCCTTGAGGATGTCCTTCTTCACGTCGGACGCGAAGCGCCAGCCGCCCTTGAGCGCCCGGATCAACTCCGGGCAATGGATCGGATCAATCTGGAGCGCCGGCTCGCCGCCCACGAGCGTGTTGCAATAGTGATCATACGCGTTGAGTCTGAGCGGCAGCCGGTTGTTGGTCTCGATCTCCACGTCGAAATGCTTCTTGAACTCTTTCGCAACAGTGCTCTCGTCCGTGGGCGTTCGTGATCCAGACGCCGGATCGGGAGCAATGATGATCTTGCGGATCATCGAGAACCTAGCTTTCAAGAGGGGCTTCAACCGTTCACTGATCAGACGCTCAGCGCCCATCCCAGATTGTACGAGTTCATGAAGTATTTTCACCCGGCCGTCGAAGTCCATCTGGCCGAGGACCATGGCGCTGCCCGTGATGCCGGGATCGAGCCCAACAACCAAGGGGAAGTACGGGTTGGGAGCAAGCTCGTATGGCGAAATGTGAATGTGCGGCCTGAAGGATGTCACCACCGCTTGGCCCGACACGCTGAAGCCCCACTCGGCCTCGACGAACTGCTTCACCCAGATGGAAGACTTGCCCTTGATCTGGTTAAGATAATAGCCCCGTTTACCAGGGAGATTGTTGATGTTCTCGGCCTCCATCGTGAGCGCGCTGGGCTGATGGAAGTAAGTCGCGATGTAGGATGTTTCGTCTTCTTCCTCGAAATCCAAGGAGGGGCCACCATTGTGGCCAATAGACACTTCACGAGGCGCGTAGCGCCCATTCTTGAACTTACGCATGAAGGGAGCGTGTAAGTAATCGAACCACCAGTTGTCCTCGGTGCTGGGGTTGCTCGATCCCCACATGCCCCAGACGGTCACAGGTGTGCCGTCCGGTTGCTTGTATCGACCACAACGCGCGCTCAGCGCATCTACAATCGCCTTGGGGATTTCCACGAACTCGTCGATGATCGCGAAATTGATCTCAAGAGACAAAACACGGCGAACATCTTCTGGAGTGTCCAGTGGTCGGAAAAGAACTTCACACTCGATGTCGGCATATCTGATAGTAAAGATTTTGTCGGTGGCGTTCCAGTATCCGGCTTGGCCGTCCTTGAACCAGTACCCCCACGATACAAGCGTCGTATCCTTGAGCATGGGGAGCGTGTTGCGGACGATGACCGCTCGGGTTCTTCGGATGCCATCAGGACTAGGTTCCTGCAAGCCAGCCATGTAGACTAGCTTCATGAATAGACCCGTGGTCTTCCCAGACCCGACCGGGCCAACAATCCATGAGTAAAAGAGTTCACCAACTCGATAGTCTTTGATGAACTCTTTTATGGTGAGTGGGGGATAGTAATCGAGAATTTGTACTGACATATCCCTCAAACTTTAGATTGGGTTCCCGGCAACCAACCTGGGATCATTCGGCTCCAGGTCCACGATCTCGATAGTGCGCGTCGTCGTCGCATACAGATGGATCGGAGGTTCCTCACCAACCTTGACGATCTGCGTAACCCGAGCTTCCTCGCCTCTGTAGCGATCCACCGTCGTGATCGCCACATTATGGCCGGCCATGTGTACTGTGATCTTGGTGGTCATCAACATCCTCCTTGCGCCGAGGCTTCGCCCGGCGGTTTTCCAGGTGACGCCCGGCCCGAAGGGCTCGGGCCAACGCTTAGAGTTTCGAAACCAGTTTACCCAGCTCTTCGAGAAGAGCTTGGACATGCCCCTTGTTCTCACTGATGCTTGCGGGCGTGGTATTGCCCAGAAGCGTGCGCAGGAGGGATGATCTGTGCGTCGCGCCAGCCAAGGCGACATGGGGCTCCAGGTCCGCGTCGGGGTCGATCAGCGAACCCGAAACGCCCCTGACGGTAGCCTGAGCCTGGGCCGGCTCGTTCTCGGGCGCATCGGGCGGCTTGTTCGTGTCGAAGTGCGGGGCGGCGTTGCTGGGCTCGGGAGGCGATGCGTCGCTCTTGTAGGGCGTCGTGTCGGTGACCCCCGAGGCTTCACGACGAGCGCTGGGCACAGGCACGAGGTTGGGCGTGACTTCTTCTCCCGCCGAGGCTTCGCCCGGCTCTCCCCCGCGCGAAGCGCTGGGGCCAAAAGGGAGTAATGTTTTGAGCTGACCATCTTCATTTGGGGATGGCGAGCGCACGGCGTTGTCTTGTTCGATCTGATCGGTCGTGGTGAGTTTGGGGGAAGGCTTCACCACTTTACCTTCGACTTGATCGCCAACGTTTACGTTTGTGTTTTCTAGCATGCCACTTTACTCCAAATGTATATTTATCTGCAAGGCTGTTTGTTGGGAGACTGCTTGGGCCTGGGCTCTCTGATCCAGGCTTGCGTCGAGACCGGCCACGCGAATGGTGGTCTTGATCAGGTCGGCTTTCACATGCGCGGGAACGTCATCCAACGACGCATGTATCAAACCCCAGGATGTCGTCAAAAGCGCCTCTGCTTGAGCGCGAGCCTTGATCTTGAAGCTCATGCCCTCTTTGGAAAGCAGCTCCATCGCGGAGGCTACGGCGGCTCGAAAGCGCTCGTCTTGGCGCAGCGCGAGATAAGTGTTCCTGGATATGCCATGGGCTTCGCATATCTCACGAACAGGCGATTGAGCGAGGGCAAGCTCCAAGGGCAAGCCCGTGGGCCATCCAAGGGCTGCGGGATCGGGGCCTTGATCTAACAGCGCTGGAACGGTCATTACACGTCAACCCCTCCGGGGCCGAATTGAGCTTCGCACAAAAAATCCCCATGCTCAAGGGGGGAACTTAGAGCATGGGGTTGGGAAGTCTGGGGTTTTGATGTCCAAGGACGGACACGAGAAAGATACTTCAGGCTAACCTCGGTGTAAAGGGTAAAAATCTAATTACCCGATTTTTTCTGAAAAATCTAATTACCCGATTTTTTGAAAAATCTAATTACCCGCCGTGTACGAAGCGATTTTAATTACCCGCCGTGTACGAAGCGATTTTAATTACCCGCCGTGTACGAAGCGATTTTAATTACTGAATATTTTTGAAAAATGTTTGTGTGATGGGTAATGCACCCCACCCCATCGTTACAAAACCCCCTTCGCACCCGGTCAATCAGAGAAAAGAATTACTCCCCGTGCGTTCGTCTGGCGCTGTCTGTCTGTCAGACAGACACGGCTCGCGAGCGCTCGAGCCTTGCGCCCGCCGGATTGCGTGAGAAATCGGCGATCTTTGTCGGGTTACAGACTGTAACCCGCATAACTCATTGATATCTCAGACGATTTGACAGAAACAAATACCTATGCTATTGTTTGGTTAGTTGATTGATTGTCAGTCAACGAACAAAGAAAGACTTACTCACATGGACAACAAGAAAGCCTCTAAGCCCGCTTCCATTCTGGTTTCCGACGACGTGAGCGTTGCTCCGATCCAAGCGAAGCCTGAGAGCAATCCAGGCGTTGGCCACAATTCGAGAACCGTTGCGCCGAACATGGTTCGGCTCGCGATCAATGAAGATGACAACCATATCGCTATGGTGGCGTTGATCAAGGCGGAGGGCGAGTCTCGCGACGATGAGAGCTTGGCTAGTCTCTCAATGGACTATCGCGTTGGCAAGATGATGAACGCTATGGGAATGAGCGAGGCGATCGCGAGAGCGACGCTACGCAAGGGGAAGTTCATTACCCTCCCTAACGCAGACAACGGCGAACGCATGAGCTTAAAAGAGACGCGCATTGACGGCGCGGCGCGAACTGGCTGGTCACGCTTGTTGGATCGCGCGTTCGGAAAGAAGGAACCGGCGACTAAGACAGATGAGGAGATTGCGGAAGCCAAGGCGAAGAAGATCGAAGCGGCGAAGAAATTGCTCAAGGGAATTTCGACGGAAGCCACCGCTCCCAAGGCCGCGCCGATCACAGTGGCTTCCCTCATCGTCGAACGTGCCACCACAAAGGATGATGTTGTGAACCACGTGAGCGCGCTTCTTTCCCACATACGAGCGTACCAGAAACAAAATGCCAAGCTTTTTATTGGTGATGAGGGCGCGGCTGTTATGGCTTGGCTTCTCGAAGCGCCGAGCTTTGGGAAATAACTAACAACTTCCCAGGTTACAATCTGTAACCTGGGATTTATTTTATCATACAGCCCACGTCCTCGCGACGTGGGTTTTTTTGCGTTCGCGCACTCACACGTAATGGGCGAGCGCGACGCAACCCGGTGCGCACGCAAGAGTCGAGTGCGGCACAACCCGATTGCAAATCAAATATCATCTGACACGTTGAAACACATGGCTCGGCAATTCAGTAGTTGTTCGGAAATTGTTGGTCACACATTAACATGGTTTTGCTGTTTGACCGTCGTGGTCTCGGCTAAACCAAGGCTAAGTGTTTGTTGCCATCGAATTTTGGTTAGGTAGGTTATTAATGTCTTGTACAAAATAGGTATTCTAACGCGAGCTTTTAACCAGAAGTTGTATTGCTGTTGCTATACACGCACACCAACATGAAAAAAGGTAGCGTATGAAATCGAGTTACTAGGGTTTTATGGCCTACGTAACCAAACCTCGATGCGAGCAAGCACTTACGCGAACCTATTCCCGGCATCCGAAGACCACGAACGCCGAAACTCGAGACCATTAAGATATCTTAGTGCGCTTACTCGATTGACTTTTGGTGTTCGGTGAGTTACAGCCGAGCCTCTAATCCCTCTTCAATCTTAACTTTCTGTAAACTCGAAAATGGAGTGTTTGTAATGCGTCCAGGCAAAATTAGAGACCATTGGGTTGATCGTCCCTGCTATCCGCCCAACAAGCGTCGAGGCGGAAATTTACCACGCAAGCTCATGGACCCTCGCGATCCCACGATCCTATGGACTGAGGACGATCAAGCGTGGGCCGTTGGCGAGGGTCTATTCATTGCGCGCTCGTGGCAGACCGAGCGAGTGATCCTGGTTACACTGAGTAACAAGCTAGGTTTTCTAGACATCACTGATCCTGAGAAACGCCAACTCGCTATGTTGGAGCACATTCAACGTCGAGTGCTTTGGTGCGACCCAATGTACGATAAGCTTCTATGGTTTATCGAGCAACAAGATCGCGAAGGCTATTACCACGCCTGGATGCCTCACATCCGAGAGCGTGATCCAGAACTAGTTTGGTATAAACGATGGTACGCGCGCAAGCGCGCGGCTCACGGCGTTCACACGATCTATTATGGCGAGCGCATCGAACGAGAGCGTGAACGGAGGCGGAAGATATCCGAAGCCGCCAAGCGGCCAAAGCCAGGGCTGGGATGCCCAGCGAGCGCTCTAGCGCCGGCTACGGTGGCCTTCCTGCAACGCTCCCAAGCCTTGGCTGCTGGCGAGCTTCTACAGCGCCAGGAAGAGCGCTCGCGTCGAGAGGCCAAGGATCGCGAGTTGGCCGAGCGCGATGCGGTGTTCAGGCGCAAGGAAGCAAACAAGCGATACTATGAGAAGCGCAAGCAGGCGATGGCCCGCGCCCGAGCGCTAGGCCAAGCGCGCTAAAAGAGCGAGACGGCGAAACTCTAATCGCATCTCTCGACCAAATCTCTCGCTTGACAAGAACATTATTCTGGTGTATAATAATAGCTTGGCTGGATGGGTAAGTGATCCAGTCGAACTCACTCACGTGTTACAGGATGTAACCCAGATGTCCCTTCAAGATACATCTCTCTCCCTCTTGCGCGAGCGCTTCGCGCCGCGCGTCACCTGGAAAACCGCCGGGCGAAGCCTCGGCGCAAGAGAGTTGTGCGAAGCGCTCGCCGGAGGCATATAGGAATGTCCCGTCTTTCCCAACTCTTGCGCGAGATCGAGATGCGACAGATCGAAAACGCGCGGCGCGAAGCGCTCGCGCAAGAGAGTCGTGCTTGGCTCTCGGGCATCGTCGAAGCCGTGCCTGTTACGAGATGTAACCCGGCGCAAAGCGCTGATGACCCGCTCGCCTTGGATTACGAACATCGTCCTCTCACAACCAACTATCTGATCTCCCAGAGAGACCAGATCGGCGTAACCCGAGCGAAGCGAGGAAAGTAAGATGGTTGAGCAACTGACCAAGGTGATCCTGACAAGCTCGCTGCTCATGCTCGTTGGGTTCGGCGCGCTGGTTATCATCTTCGGTGGATGATGGGTTACAATCTGTAACCAACCAACACTCAACCCATGACGCCCGGCGCGAAGCCTCGGCGCAAAGAGATATGGAGAAACAAACGATGCATTCTTGCGAACCCAACTTCCCAAGCATCCGCTCATACGCCGAAGCCAACGAGTTCCTGGCCAAAGCCAAGCCGTTCCCCGAAACCAAGGGAGAAGGCGAGACTCATCCGCGTCGGCTCGAGGCCACGCGCAAGCGCCACATGAGCATTCGCCTTCTCGCGCCGCATGAGCTCGAGAAGGTCTACGTCGAGACTTTCGGCGAGAAGGGATACGATAAGCGCGTTCACACCGATCAATCGCGCCTCAACCTCGAGGCGAACAAGGGCCTGAGGCATATCGCGTTCAAGCTCTACTCCACCGATGTGGTCGTATGGCGCGAAGACGAGACGGTGATCTTCGATCCCCACGTGTCGAAATCGACGAACGCTTTCGTCCGCAATTGCACGCCCCATGGCTTGCTGACGCATTGGGAAGATCGGGCCTGCCTCGTGGGCTGCTTCACGGGCAAGCGCAAGCCCTACAAGTGGTCCACCGAGACCTATCCCACGTTCGATCGCTATTACCGGGTGGCCCCGAGCGCTCGCGCGGCTTTTAAGCGTGGCCCAGCAGTCCATGAGACCGCCGGGCGAAGCCTCGGCGCAAGAGGGAGACCGAAGGGCTCGGGCCAGGAGGGAGGGGGAGAGGAAGCCTACTGGTGGCCGTTGGGCGGTATCGAGCCCTGGGATAGCCTCCAGGTCGATCGGAAGGCAGCCAGGGCTGCCCTGAGAGCCCATGGCTGGCACGACTTCGAGCTTTGGGCCATCGGCTATTGCACCATGACGAAGCGCAACTACAAGGCCAAGGCCAAGGGGAGGCTAGAGACGAGCGAGATCATGGAAATCCTCGAGGATCGCGAGAAGTGGCCCATCATGGCCAGCTCGGATTGGCCCGACATGCCCGATGAATTCTATCGGGGCCATGGCTTCGGCGCGCTCCACAATGACAACCTCGTCGAGAGGATGGCCAACGATCCGCTGTACATCAACAAGCTTCATGCGCGGCGTCTCGCGCAGCGAGTGAAACTCGCGATCTACGAGAAAGAGAGATGTGTTACAATCTGTAACCGGGACTTCCTACCGTCCTATGCGGCGGTGAAGTCTCACTTCGCTTCGCATGAGAAGTATAGTTGGAGGGTTTGATGGGAATAGAACTGTTCGTGGCGCTGGTTATCCTTGGCGTCCTATGGATTTGGTCGGAGGGTGGTTGATGAAATACCCTGACTTTGTTTGGACTAAAGCCGAAAAAGACAAGGCTTTTTCAGATGGATGGAAGTTCGTATGGTTGAATAACAAATTCCTGGCTGTTCTTAGAGTTTTGGATGAATTCCCCGCCCATGGTGACAAGAGAGCCAGTCCTGAACAAACCATATCTGATAAAGCGGCCGAAGGCGATCCGCTTTATGAAAAAGCTTGGGCGATTATCGTCAAGCACAAGATGATGAAACTTTACTGGGATGGAGACTGACTCATGAGATTTCCGACATTCGACATGAAGCTCGCGCTATGGGACGAATGGCACGACTTCTTCATTCCGCATGGCTCGACCAATAACTATCAGGTCGGGCATTCCGCGCCGTTCATCCAGTTCAATAGCGGAGAGTTGATCGTCAACAATCGTGGCTTCGATCCCAACATACGCAAGAGGTATCCCGACCTGAACGTGCGCATCGTCGCGACCACGGACTACGACTGCCCGACGCTCACTCGCGTCGGCGAGACCAAGCCCATACCCAAGTCTCATCTCAACCATCGAGGCCAACAGATACTCTTGGTTGATGAAGACCAAGGCATAGCTGTTGGCTTGTTCAAAGACAAGCGCGGCGAGCTGGATTTCAGAAGGGAGACCATGCCTCAGAGGTTCCTCGATCGCAAAGTCGCCGCCTATTACGCCGGGGAAAACCGCGAGCCCATCGGGCATCCGATCATCCTGGAGTACGCCCCTCCGTTAACCAACGAACAGAAGGAACACATTCACGATCTCACCATGGCTTGCGAGACATGGATGCAGATGTCCACGGACCCCAATCATATCAAGCTCTGGGACAAAAAGAGTAACAACCTTCACGCGGTGCCCATATCCATGCCCGAAGCCATGAAATATACGTTCGCCAGCTTGGATGACAAAAAGCGTGAGCAGATCGCGCTTCAAAGATTGGATCGGGGAACCCAGATCGAAGTTCTGGATAAAGTCCTGGTTCGCTAACCATACTCCCCCTTGGCCCGAGACTTTCCTCTTGCGCCGAGGCTTCGCCCGGCGGTTTGGATTTGCCCGGCGCGAAGGGCTCGGGAGTTACATCCTGTAACACACTCCCCCTTGGCCCGAGCCCTTCGGGCCGGACGTCACCTGAAAAACGCGCGGCGCAAAGCGCTCGCGCAAAAAAAAACAAGAGAGACTAATTTATGCGCAAGCTTACGATAGCCCAGATGCAGGAAGCCGTCACGCAACTCGTCATCCGCATGAACAAGCGGGTGATCTTCAAAGGAAGATTTGGTATCGGCAAGAGCGCGGGGATCAACCTCGCGGCTGCCGCTCTCAATTCCCCCGAGGCGCTGAAGGCGCTCTTGGGTGACGACTGCCCCTACGTGGGCTGCCAAGTGATCGACATTCGCTTGGGACAGTACGATAGCGTGGACTTGCGGGGCTTCCCGCATCCCGACAAGGCTAGCGGCACGGCGATCTGGTATCCACCGGCTACGTTTCCCTTCATCGGGAACGACAACTTCCGATCCGACATTCTCTACCTCGTGTTCCTCGACGAGTTCACGTCGGCGAGCACCGCGGTGTTCGCGGTCTGCTATCAGTTGATCCTGGACAATTGCATCGGCGAGCATGTCGTGATGGACAACGTTCGCATCTGCATGGCTGGCAACCTGGATGACGACAAGGGCGTCGTCAACAAGATACCCATGCCTCTCTACAATCGCATGGTCCAGTTCGAGGTTGTGAACCCCAAGGACGACTTCTGCTTCCATGCGCAAGCCGTAGGCATCCCGCCGATGTTCATCGCTCTATGGAACTTCAAGGAGAACCTGATCAACACCTACGATCCCAAGAGCACGGCCACCGTGGTTGCGACGCAGAGATCGTGGTTCGAAGCAGTGAGCATCTTCCAGGACGTCAAGCTGACCTACGATCTGAAAGAAGCCGCCATGGTTGGCTGCATCGGCGAAGGTCCGACAACCGAGACCATGGCCTTCAATGAGATATGGAAGACGCTGATACCGATCAAGGAAATCATCAAGGACCCCGAGAGCGTGGCGCTACCTACTGAACCGTCGCTCAAGTTCGCGATGGCGATGCACATTTCGGGCAACATGACGCCCAAGAACATAGGTCAGCTCTACAAGTACCTCGTGCGCATGCCGCCCGAGTTCGTGGTTATGAGTTGGCAGCTTGCCACAGAGCGAGATAAGAACCTGTTCAATGTTCCCGCGTTCATCGACTACATGAAGCGTTACCGGGATGTCTATACGAACTGAGCATCACTGTTGACTTGACCAGTGTTACATGATGTAACACTGGTCTCACTTATGGAGTATCACTTATGTTAGACGAAAGCAAGGAAGCCAAGAGCAAGCGCCTCAAGGCGGAACGCGACGCGCGCTACAAAGCCAAGAAAAAAAGCTCCCAGGCTTCGATCGGCAAAGCGCTTCGCCGATCGAAGCCTTTCGACGCGCCACTTCCCCCCATCCACATGCCGCCGCCCATCCCTGGCTTCGGCAACATCACGAAGGGGCTGCCTCCCAGGACGCCCGAGGACGAAGTGACCTACTCCGACATCCCCGGCGTCACGGCCTACGACGTGTACGACGAGGACGAGCCGATCATCGTGCGCCAACCCAAGGTGGCCCCGCCCAGGCTGCCTAAAGCCCCAAAGCAGCCGGCGCGAAGCGCTCGGCCCAAGCCGGAAGGCATGACCATGGTCATGTCCCGCACCTACCAGCGCGAGGGCAAGGTGGCTGGCGGCACGGCGGTGCGCGGCAACGCGAAGCAGCTCTCGGTCATGTTCCCGAACAAGCTCTTCGACAAGCTCGCGGCGCTGGCGCGGAAACAGGGCATCTCGTGCGGCGAGCAAGTGAGACAGCTTGTCGTGAAGCTCTTGGAGGACGCCTGATGCCTGACTCCCCCATGCCGAACCTGAAAACCGAGAGCGAGAACTTCGCATGGACCGTCGTTGCGATGGGTGGCCTTCAGATGAAAATCGTGCCTGTTCGCGAGGACATGAGGATCAGGTTCTTCGGCGGGAGGCGGGACATCACTACACAGATCGCGTCGTTCGTTCGACGCGGCTTCATTCAGGTCAATGTTACACATGGTGACAGGCTAGTTGTCGTGAAGCCCGACGAGCCTGGATGGCAGAAGAACTAAAATACGTCAGAGTACATGGGAGCATAAAGTGAAGAGTAAACTGATCCAGAAACTAACTAAGATGGAGACGGCGCGAGCCGTCATGGTCAAGTCACATGCGTTCTATGCATGTCTGGTTCTCAACACTAAGATGGTTGAAGACCCGACGTGTGATACCGCATGGACGAACTATGTGAGCATCGGCTACAATCCAGACTTCATCGAGGGCCTGGACGTGCCGACCGTCATCTTCGTGCTAGCGCATGAAGTGATGCATGTAGCACTTAAGCACAACATCCGTCGCGGCACGCGAAACCCGGAGAAATGGAACCGCGCCGCCGACTATGCGATCAATTGGATGCTGCACGAGCAGGGCTTCAAGATATGGAAGAGCTGTTTGATCGACTCCAAGTTCAAGGACATGAGCGCCGAACAGATATACGATCTGATCCGCGACGAGCCCGGGGACGGCGATGGTGGCGGCATGAGCGGCGATGGTGGCGGCATGAGCGGCGATCTGCGACCACCGCCGCGGATGACCGAGGAACAGGCAGCCAAGGTCAACACTCAGGTCAACCGAGCCATCGCGCAAGCAACCATGATGGCCAAGGCTCGCGGACAGATGCCATCCAACATGGAGATGCTGATCGAGAACATCTACGACGAACCGATCCCTTGGGATCAGGTGCTCTTGGAATACATGCGCCGAGTCATCAAGTGCGACGAGAACTGGTCACGACGCAATCGTAGGTTCTCCAACGTCGTGCTGCCGTCGAGACATTCGCCGGGCATGAACGAGCTTGTCATCGTGGCCGACAGTTCGGGCAGCATGTTCATCAAGGAAGTCTTCGAGCGCGTGGCAACCGCCGTCGACTACATCGTTCGTGTCGTCAAGCCCTTGGCTGTCCGCGTCGTGTGGGCCGACGATGACGAGTGCTCCAACCAGGACTTCTTCCTGCCGGGAGAAACGATCGTGCTGCATCCCAAGGGTGGCGGCGGCACGGACATGCGCTTGGCATGTAACTATGTTAGGCAGTATGACCCGGAGGTAGTTTTACTCATAACGGATGGATATACGCCTTGGGACACAGAACCATATTCCTACCCACTGATCGTGGCTTGCACGACGGACGCTCCATGCCCCAACTATGCACAAGTGGTTCGGATCGATGTGAACTCAGGCTGAAGTTCGGGAGGCTCACTACGATCGAGCGAGTTCGCGTAGGCACGCCACCCAAGACTAGGTTCGCTTGGGTGTGCTCATGCGAATGTGGCAAGACGACCGGACCTGTGATGATGAAACATCTCGTGTCTGGTCACACAAGAAGCTGCGGTTGCGTTCAGCATGAGGCTGTTAAACGCACGGGAGAAGAACAACGTCACGGTCACTCGAAACGATCAGGTAAATCAGGAACCTATCGATCTTGGATGGCTATGTGGGGGCGGTGTCGTCAACAAGGTAGACGATACTACCATGATAAAGGCATCAAGGTTTGTCCTCGTTGGATGATTTTTGAGAACTTCCTCGCGGATATGGGTGAACGCCCGCCTGGGCTTACGATAGACCGGCTTGACTGTTCAAAAGATTACGAGCCTGGAAACTGTAGGTGGGCCACATGGACTGAGCAATGCGAGACAAGAACGAAACGTTTCAACCGTAGAGGAACAATCCATGGCCGGAAAGCACACCGTATCCGTTGATTATCGCGTGCACGGACTTCGCGCAGATAGTGAGGATCGATGTAAACGCTGGATGACTAAAAATCACTGGTTCAACATACGTGTTGGGCTTCTTCATGACGGCAGGGATATGATGATGCATCCATGGAGTCGCGGCACCTGGACGCGCAAATCGCGCAGAGACTTGATGGATGAACCTCAGATTTTTGCATTCGCGTATGACGCGCTTGTCGACATTGTCCGGCATCTCGTTGTAGTCGACGTGCTGGGCGATACCGTCGTGCTCGATCTCGACAAAGCGTACATTGCAATGTACGATGGAATAAACTATGCTGTGCCTGCTGTGGTAGAGTATTACAACGACCAAGACCATGCGGTGTTTGTGTTAGCCATGCGCCGCGCAAACGGCGAGTTCGAATAGATCAGTGTTACATCGTGTAACCTGAGTAACAAGTAGGAGAATGACTTATGCCCTTTGTGAAGGGCCATGATGGCAGCGCGAGCTTCAAGCATGGTGCAGCTTCCCGATCCGGTCTGACGCCGACCTATCGGATATGGCGCGACATGAAGTCGCGCTGCTCTAATCCAAACCGTAAGGACTATAGGTATTACGGTGGGCGTGGGATTAAGGTTTGCGAGAGATGGTTGGAGTTCTCTAACTTCCTCGCCGACATGGGTGAGCGTCCTGAAGGTCTCACTCTTGAACGCAAAGATAATAACCTCGGTTATTCAAAAGAGAATTGCCGATGGGCGACTAGAGCTGAACAGAACCTCAACTCTAGAAACAATCGAAATATTACCTACGCTGGGAAGACACTCTGCATACGTCAGTGGGCTCTCAACTTAGGTATCCGCGAAGCAACGATACGAAATAGGTTGGATCGTCTTGGCTGGTCTATTGACCGAACACTAACTCAAGGGAGAGTTTAACATGGGTATCGCAGAGCGTTGCATGATTACCAATTTATCAATTGGCTGTTGGGAGGGGAGGAGACTTGATAAAGCGGCGAGCGCCAAGCTCACGGAGAACGCGGGAGCGGGTAGCGACGTGGCTCGCGTCAACAAGCTGCTCATTGCGAAGGAGACCTTCAGCGACTTGTTCTCGGCGCGCAACGCGCTGCGTCAACACGTCGTCACGCATACGCTCCCCTGGCGAGACGACGGTCAGCGCATCCTCATGCGCAACATGTATCCCATCTTCATGGAGAAGTACGGTGCGCTGGAGCGCGCCTTCATGGAGGCGGTTGGTGACTTCATCAACGTGAGATATCCATCGGCGCGGGCGCAGGCCAGCTTCCGCATGGGTGAGCTGTTCAACGTCGAGGACTATCCAGCCCCATCGGAACTGGAGCACAAGTTCTACGTCAACCTGGAGATCGATGCGATCTGCGAGCCCCAGGACTTCCGGGTGAACTTAGCTCATGAGGAAATGGAGCGCATCAGAAACCAAATGGAGCAGACCATCGAGGCCCGCGTGGGCAAAGCCATGCAGGACGTATGGATGCGTCTCGTCGATGTGCTGGAACATTACGTCGCAAAGATGAAGGACCCGGAAGCGATCTTCCGGGACACGACGGTGACGAACCTCGTCGACCTGATCAACATCATGCCCGGCCTCAACATCATCGGTGATCCGAACCTGAAGAAGATACGTCAACGTATCATGGATACGATCTATGGTTATGAGCCGGGCGATTTGCGAAAGGTTGCGGCGACGAGGCAAGCCGCGGCAGACGAAGCTCAGGAGATAATACAAAGCGTTAAAGGTTTTATGTCGGCCTTTGCTCAGCGCTGACCATTGGTTGTCGACACGACGCCCCCTAGCGTGCTAGGGGGTAGCAAAGGAATGACTAATGCAATTCACTCCTCAAGATCGCACTAAACTAGAAGAAATTCTGGCACGATCGAAACGCATCGAGACGCGGCTGACACGCTATCTCGAAGCTCAAGGGATGGACACTGGCATCTTACGTCCATTCTGGCAGGACGGCAAGATCATCACCCCGTCGCCCGCGGTTACACTGGAGAACGTAGCCCAGATAGTCCCTCGATCCTGGCCGATCGGCCAACCCGTGGATGTGGTCCTGGCGGACACAGGCGAAATTCTCTGTCAGATCACTGTACCCTGATCTACTCCATCGTGTTACACGATGTAACACGGTTTTTTATGAGGACCACTGATGACGCAATTATGTGCCCAAACCATACGTGTAATGTGCGAAGCTCCAGGATGGCACGCGCCAAGACACAAAAGCGAGCGGCTTCCCCTGATTTCTCCCTTCGAGCTCGAGAAGCTCATCATCAACGGCTCCAGCGCAGGCCTCTCGTCGGCCTCCTACGACATCCGCATCGGCTACGACCTGACCTTGGGTCCGAACCCCATGGCTGTCTTCGAGCAGATGATGAAGGCTTCCAACACGGGCCTGCAAGCCATCGAGCACGCCCAGGAGCTTATCAAGGTCAGACCCTCCTACAGGTCGCTGGCGCACTCGCTGGAGACCTTCGCCATCCCCGATGACGTGGTGGCCTACGTCGTCGACAAGTCGACCTACGCGCGCCGCTTCATGAGCGCCTTCAATACCCTGTTCGACCCTGGGTTCGTCGGCACGGCGACGTTGGAGCTGGTCAACCTCGGCAGCGAGACCATCATCATAGAAGCCGGCGATCCGATATGCCAAGTTGCATTTCATTTCCTCGATCAACCGACCGATCGACCCTACTCTGGAAAATACAGTCATCAGCCCGCGCGAGCTGTTGGCGCTAGAAGTGAGCGTGCGGACGGAACTTTCATTGAAGCCGGGGTTTATCCCGAAGCATGACTTACCTACGGAGCTACCCCATGCGAACCGCAGTCGCATACGCGAGCGAGCTGTATAAGGGCATCTCGTTCCCGAACTTGGTCAACGCAGTGACCACCATCCAAAAGGACGCTATCGCCGAGGGCCATAGGCAAGCCGTCGAGCCGCTTCGAGAGTTGAGCGAAGAGGTCGATCGCCGTCTGGAACGGCTAAAGCGCGGTGAGCTTTGGGAAGACCCCGAGGCTTGAAGTTTCTACACTAAGCTGCTACACTCAGATTGTGGAGGTAGCAGCATGTTAGAAATCCAAAATGGACCGCCTCCCGCGCGGCCTTTTCACGCGCGGAGATACCCCTTCGAGAAATTAGAGATCGGCGAGTGGTTCTTCGTGCCCAACAAGACGGGCAAGAGCCTGTATTCGCACGTCTCGAACGTCGGCAAGAAGTTGGGAAGGGTCTTCTCGACTACGCAAGTGTATATGCGTGAAGGCCCAGAAGGCTGGGAGTCATGCACAGAGGACGAGCCCGGCGCTGTAATTGGAGTATGTATTAGACGACTGGAGTAGGGGGCACATCCTATGTGGGACTATAGAGATTACGCCTCGTTCGACTTTGAAACGTCGGGCACGCTCCCCGAGTACGCGCTCCAACCATGGCGCGTCGCGCAAGGCAAAGCGTGGCCGACATCACTTGTCTGGTTATGGAATGAGGATGGACATGGCCGTCATGACGGAGGACTATTCCCTACCAGAAAACTGGTTCGAACTATGCTTGAATGGGCGCTGGACGAGAGACGCATCCTCGTGGGATGGAACACTGTTTTCGACATCTCGTGGCTTTACGCCCTCGCGCCCGAGAGACTTGTTAACGAGTGCCGATTTCTGGATGCAATGCTTCTCTGGCGACATCTCGATATCGAGCCTGAGTACGACGAGAGCGGGCGGACCAAGCGCTCCTACTCGCTTAAAGTTGCCTTCCCCGAGTTCTATCCCGAGCACGCCGGATACGAGCAAGAAATCGACTATCACTCAACCGATCCCGACGAGCTGCGAAAGCTGCACGAGTACAACGTCCTGGATTGCGCCTTCACCCTTAGGCTCGCCAAGAGGTTCTGGGAAGGGCTGAAGTCCAAACAGCAGTCGACGGCTGTCGTGGAGGCGCGCTGCCTGAACATGGTGGGGCAGGCGAACCTCGAAGGGCTGATCATCGATCCCCTGGAGGTTGCGCAACTCTCGGCCAGCCTGAAGGTCACGGCGGCGAAGAAGCTCAAGTCGCTCGCGCCGCACGGGATCAGCGAAGAGGTTGTCCGATCGCCGGCCAAGCTCAGTAAAGTGATGTTCGACGATTGGAAGCTACCAGTTTACAGAGAGAACGAAAGCAAGAAGACTGGTAAGGTTTCCAGGTCCACGGATAAAGAAACTCTCCACGAGTTGTCGTTCATTGATCCACGCGCCAAAGAACTGCGTGAGTACCGCGAGGCCTTGAACACTGATACAAAGTTCGCGATGGCCCCAATCGCGGCGTGCGCATACAACGAGGACGGTAAGGCGCATCCCCTCGCGCGTGTGTTCGGAACCTATTCGGGCCGGATGACCTACAGCTCGAAGCAAGGCAAGAACAAGGACGAACGCCAGATCGGGTTCGCCCTGCACCAGGAAAAGCGCGAGGCGGCCTTCAGGCGCATCGTCGTGCCACCGCTGGGTTACACGCTCGTGGAGTTCGATGCCGCCGGCCAGGAGTTCAAGCTCATGGCGATCGCCAGCAAGGACCCTGTGATGCTCCAGCTTTGCCAGCCAGGGGAGGACGCGCACTCGTTCATGGGGGCCAGGGTTCTGAAGCGCGACTATGCCTGGGTCATGCAGCACAAGGACAGTGATCCCATCGCCAAGAACGGCAGGAAATCTGGCAAGGTAGCTAATTTGTGCTGTAGTCATTCTTCTCCTATCTTGACAGACCGAGGGCATGTCGCCATACAGGACGTGCGATGCGACGACCTCATATGGGATGGGATCGAGTTCGTCGCACACGACGGTGTGGTGTTCAGCGGCGTGCGCGAAGTTGTCACTCATGACGGGGTGACGGCGACGCCTGAACACCTTGTTCTCGTCAATCAAGAGTGGGTGCGTCTTGACGAAGCAAAAAGAAATGGTTGGAGCATCCAGTCCTCACGTCGGTCAACGCTTCGGATTGTGGACGGTATTGTCGCCCGAGTTAGAAAAACGTTCTGGCGAGAAATATGTGCGGTGTGCGTGTGTATGCGGAACCGTGGCATGGGTGCTTTACTCCAACGCGGTATGGGGAAAGTCGCAGGGATGCAGGAGTTGTGCGGTCAGAATACGACACGCTCGGGCTGGGCATCACATCAACCAAACCTCGGTGGATCGAGCGCTGCAACAGAGGACAGCCAACTGGTTCTCTCGGTGCTCGAACCCGAACGATGGATCGTGGTGCAACTACGGCGCGCGTGGGATCGAGTGTCGGTTTACTTCGGTCAAGGAGGCGGTGGAGTACGTCAAGGCGACGCTGCCGCACCCGACCTATCAGGGACTAGATATAGATCGGATCGACAACGATGGGCATTACGAGCCGGGCAACCTCCGGTTGGTCACACGCAAGGTGAACCTGTTGAACAAGCGTGGTTCCAACATGGTTATATGGAAGGGGGAATTGATTACGACGCAAAGCTGGGCCGAAAGCCCATACTCGTTGACCTGTACGATGCGCTATGCGGCGCAAGGGCTTTCTGGCGAAGCTATCCTGCGCCGCGCCCACGAAGCCGTAGTGAAGAAACGCAAAGGCTGGCGCAAGATCGAAGCGAAGCTCCGGTCTACGACATTGTGAACTGTGGGCCTCGATCGCGCTTCTCTGCGAACGGTCGGATCGTTCACAACTCACTGATGTATAGAACGAGCGCCCCGAGACTTAGATCAACCGCGCGCGTCGACTACGGCATGCCAATGACCATGGATGAAGCACGCTACATCAGGAAGACTTATCTACAATCATATAAGCGCGTCCCTGTATATTGGAGTGAGCAGATAATGCGCACTCGGCAGTTAGGTTATGTCGAGACGTTCGCTGGCCGGCGCGTGAAAGTCCAAGGTGATTGGCAGGGGAACTTCGCTTGGAACATGGGCTCGACTGCCATCAACTATCGTATCCAAGGGACTGGCGCTGACCAGAAATATCTGGCACTCATGATGCTTGCCGATTACCTTTCCGAGATCGGCGCGCGGTTCGCTTTGGATTTCCACGACGGCCTGTATTTCTACGTGCCGGACGAGAAGGTTTATGACATGGTGCACCACACGAAGGATGTTCTTGACAACCTTCCTTATGAAGCGGTGTGGAAATTCAAGATGCCGATACCCCTGACGTGGGACGCGAAAATTGGCCCTTCGTGGGGAGACCTCAAACCTTACGAGTTTAAGTAGAAGGATGTATCACTGATGGCACAGTATATCGTGAACGAGAAAACCCATCGCGAATTCAAGCTGATCAAGTTCGACAAGGCCACGAACAAGGTCACGCTCCAGGGTGATCTCGGCGTCTTCGAAGAAGACTTCGACAAGGCCAAGCTGAAGGCGCTAGGTTACAAGCTCGTAACCCGCGAGGAAGAAGAGGAAGAACAGGTTGAGTGATCTCGGAAGATACGTCTTCATCGTCACTGATCTGTATGCAATCGTCGCTTTGCTTATGGTTATCAGCTTCACTTAGGAGTGAGAGATGCCCTCATCACCTAATTACCATCGCAACTACGCGGAAGAGTACAAGACGGCCAAGGCCCGAGGCGAGAAGGGCACGGGCCACAACAGCGACAACGCCAAGCGGGAGCGCCTGAGGCGAGAGGCGCTGAAGCGTGGGCTGGTGAAGCCGGGGCAAGACCTGGACCACCGCAAGCCTCTCAGCAAGGGCGGATCGAACACGCTCGCCAACGCACGCCCCGAGAGCGTGCACGCCAACCGGAGCTTTCCTAGAGATAAGAACGGCGCTATGATACGTAACGTAGAAGCTACCCCGCCAGGGCATGACAAAAAATGAAGAGGGTGAGTGATGACATACAAACTAGAACCTGAGATCGAGTTCCTTAGACATAATCCTGAGATGCAGGCCCGAATATCGATCGCCATCTCGCTCAAGCGCATCGCCGACAAGCTTGAACTTTTGATTGAGCTTATGGCGGAAGATCAGTCCACCGGCGATGAAGACCTAGACGCCATACGCAAGAAGTATGGATCAGTGTAACGTGTTACATCCTGTAACTCAGGAGATTGATTGATGTTTGTCTATCGACTAACCAAGTGCCCGAACTTCACGTTGGCCTCAGTACCGTTCGACGTGATGCGAAACAAGATGCTCAATGTTCCCGCGATGAAGCTCGTCGGCTACTCGCCTACCGCGCTCGACGAAGACAAGAAACTATTCTTCGACACGATCAAGCTGATCGGCTGGAACGGCTCGAAGGGCGGCGAGCTGATGTGCTACGCCGTCCCATACCCTCACACCTTCAACGTCGGCTTTCTTCTCCAGAACGGGACGAACCCGGCGGTGTTCGTCGGCTATCCGTTCCCCTTGGATTACCTCAACGAGGAAGCCGATGACCGCACCGACAGCATGGAAAAGGCCCGCACGATCGCAGCCATGCAAGGCAAGGACACCGAGCCCTACGGATCGGCAGCGCCCATATCCCATGCCGATTGGAGGCGCAGCTACAAGGGCAATATGTGGACCACGATCGAGGGGACGAACTGCGTCGTGCTCCCTGAAGGCAGCGGCTTCAGGGCGCTGCTGCGCGGCGGCGGAACGAACACGATCACTTCCAAGGTGTTCCCTACAGAAGCGGAAGTGATAGCTTATGTCATGAACAACTATCGAAACTTGATCAAGCCATGGCTGATGGGAAGAATGAATGCCGTCGCAAGCGCAGACCTCTTCATCGAAGACGACACAGACGATTGATCCTCGGATCAACAGCCTAGCGCTGAAGCTAGATCGCTACATCTTTTCTCAGCGCGATGGCAACAAACCAATCACAGTCGGCTTGGCGGTAGCTGCTATCGGGACGCTGCTTGCCCAGAAACCGGACACTCCCGAGAACATGGAAAATCTGATCGCCGATATGGTTTCGGCGATCAGGATCGGCTACTATTTGAGGGACAAACAATGAGACATATATTTCTCGACTTGGAGACTTGGGGCACGGACCCTTACTCGGTGATCACGCAGATCGGCGCATGCCAGTGGCATCCCACGCACACCGAGCACCAGGGCATCGTCACGAACTCCTTCGAGGTTTGCGTGGACCCGGTGTCGTGCCAGAAGGCCGGCCTGCGGATCGACGCCGACACCGTTGGCTGGTGGATGGACCCGGATCGAGACGAGCCGCGTGAGCAGTGGCACAAGACGCTCAAGTTCGAACTGCCGCTCGCGCTTGACGGCTTCGTGGAATGGCTCACCCATATCGAGCCGGACCCGACCAAGCGCGTCATCTGGGGCAATGGCTCGGACTTCGATAACGTCCTGCTGGCCAACGCCTTCAAGGTCTCTCAGCGCGAGGTTCCCTGGAGCTTCAGGAACAACCGTTGCTTCAGGACGCTCAAGGCCATGGTCAAGGAACCTAGGGGTTTCGAGCCCACAATGTCTGGGTTCACCAAACATACCGCGCTCGCCGACGCGCTGCACGAAGCGCATTGGGCGAACACGATCTGCCGCCATCTCAACCTCGACATCTAAGGATCAACCATGAACGCGCAACCTGACATTCAATACATCTCTTCATCCAAGCAGATTGGTGGCATCGACGAGCTGATCGTCGACGCTTACAACAAGCTGCTCGAAGAGAACCATAATCTCAAGAGCATTATGTCTTCGATCAATAAGCAGGGCACGGTTCAAGCCATGGAAGTGAAGCCATCTTCCTCGCAACGGGAGCAGGAACTTCTGGAAAAGAACGTCGAGCTGGAGACCGAGCTTCGTGAAGCGAACAACAAGAACCAGGGCACGCCCAACCAGTTCACTGACCTGGACGTGTTCGCGAGAGACGCCTCTACATGGGTGGGCGACACGTTCGGGTTCAAGTGCATGGCTTCAGGTCGGGAGCGCGCTCTGCGTTTCCTGGAGGAAGCTATGGAGCTAGCCCAGGCGTGCGATCTTAGCAAAGCCGACACGGCAGCCATGATGGATTACGTCTACAGTCGGCCGCCGGGAGCCGTCCCCGACGAGATCGGCGGTGTCCTCATGACGTTGGCCCCCCTGAGCGTGACATTCGACGTGAAGCTTGGCTGGCTCGCTCGCAGGGTGCTCAACTCCTGCTGGGATCGACAAGCGCAAATCAGCCAGAAGCACTGGAACAAGCCCGCGCATCTGCTGGCCGTGTTCAAGTATAATCTCTGATGCGCTGGCTGCTATGGCGCTGGGGAACGCGAGGGTCTTCCCCGGCAATTCTCACGATCCAATCCTTGGATCAACACGATCGCGGCACGGCCCTCGGCCAACCCATCCTTCTAAAGCCGGAAGAAGAGAACCTTCCCTTCAGCGATCTCGTGAAACTCTATCCGCCTCCAACCAACCAAGAGTTTCCTGATCACGTGAGCAAACCAAGAAAGAGTGCTGACTGATGACTACTCCATTGGCTTGGAGCCCGAGTTCTATTGAGACATTCGTGAACTGCCCACGCCAGTATCATGGAAAATACGTCCTCAAGAAGTTCCCTCGCGAAGAGCAAAGTCCTGAACAGGTCTACGGTGAGGAAGCCCACAAGCACTTCGAGAACAGGCAGGCCCATGGAACCGAGTTGCCAGAGGACTTGGCCGTTCACGAGCCCTTCATGAAGCGGCTGGACGCACTGCCCGGCATGACGTTCGTGGAGAACAAGGTCGCCCTAACCAAGAAGCTCGAAGCCGTCTCATGGGACTGGCGGCGGGATGAGATTTGGTTCAGGGGGATCATCGATTTCAAGAAAGTCGACGATGAAAGCAAGCGCGCTTGGATCGTCGACTACAAAACAGGTAGGCCGCATCAGAAGCTCAGACAACTGGTCATCTATGCGATCCACACATTCATCGCCCATCCGAATGTCGATCTGATTGACGCGAGGTTCTACTGGACGAAGGACGGCACGAACACCCGCAAGGTGTGGGACCGCACCGAGCTGGAGGGCCTGTGGGGCACGATCATTGGCGATCTACGCCAGTACAAGGAAGCCTTCAAGACGAACATCTGGCAGCCGCGCCCCTCCGGGCTCTGCGCTGGCTGGTGCCCGGATACGGACTGTGAATATTGGAAATCAAAGAGGAAGTGATGCGCAAGAAAGAGAGCGAACTCGATCGCTTCGGGCGCGGACCTCAGGGTCCGTTCCCGTGGCGCAACGCTCGCCAGATCGGCGGCGTTCAATCAAACCTTCAGGGCGCGATCAACCAGTGTACCGACGGCGCGTATGTTACACTGGACATCAAAGTCGCGCACAATCTGATCGATATATGTCGTCAAGCTAAACATACGGAGACCAATCATGAAGAACAAGAAGCTCCCGCGAACCGCAAGCGAGAACGAGAGCGGGCTAAAGAAGAGGGTCAAGCGTCTTCTTGATGACCATGACTGGTTCTATTGGATGCCGCCGGCCAATGGCTACGGGGCGACAGGGATCAGTGATATACACGCTACATGGAACAGCGTGTTCATGGCTATCGAGACCAAGCTGTCCCGCAACAAGGTCACGCCGATGCAGGCCGCGTTCCTCAACTCGATCCGGGCGACGGGGCATTTCGCGTTCGTCGTGGACGAGAACAACATCGATTGGCTTTGGACGTTCCTCCAGGACTTGGCGGATACGACGCGGGAGGCCACCCATGGGCGCTCGCCGCATCCCGAGATCGGGGCGCGTATGCTCAACGCCATCGCGGCGCTGACCGCGCGCATCCCGGCCACCGACATTCAGGTGAAGCGGGATGTCGTGCATCCAGCGCTTCACCAAACCTTCGCAGAAGATGAAGACCATGAATAAAATTCTCGCCTTGTTTATGCTTATCACGCAGCAAGCTCATGCGCAGGATGCGGCGATCGGCGACAGCATCGCCTTCGGCGTAGGGCAGGCGCTCCATGTCCCCACGCAAGCCTGGGTAGGGGCTTCGAGTTGCTACGTGTTACATCATGTAACACATGAGTTCTATCGTTATGTCGTTGTGAGCGCAGGCATAAATGACCCTCCAGGCCCTTGCGTCCGCGAGCTTCTTCGGTCTATCGTGGCTCAGCGCATCGTAGTCATTCTGCCCGCCCCTATCAACTCGGCGAGAGCCAATGTTGCTAGGCAAGCAATCGCAAGAGGGGCGGATACGATCGCTTATGATTGCCGGGGTGGGTGTAATGCTCACAACTTCCACCCCGGCAGTTATGCCGTGCTTGCTCAGAGGGTGCGCGAAATATGGTCGACACCCTGAACCTCAAGATCGTGGACATGCCGGACGATCCGCCTTGTTCATTCTGCAAGACATCGAGAGGGGGTCGTATAGTGATCATCAACACGCCCCACAATGATACGTTCATGTGCTCGGATTGTATCATTGAACTGCATGCGCACATCATGGAAATCAGGACGGCTCTGGCCGATCCAAGCAGAAGGAATTGATTTAATGAAGCCGTTCTTTCCCTACTACGGCTCGACGTGGAACCGCGCTCGCTACCTCCCTGCCCCGCGTCATTCGCTTGTGCGTGAGCGCTTTGCTGGCGGGGCGGGCTACAGCCTGTTCTACAACTGCCCCCGCGTCGAGTTGACCGATAAAGACCCGCTGATCGCTGGACTTTGGGCCTACCTCATGCGGGTGAACGCCGCCGAAATTCTGACGCTTCCCGAGCTTCCCGAAGTCGGGGACAGCGTGGATAACTACGCGATCCCGCAAGAGGCTAAGTGGCTGATCGGCTTCTGGCTCAACCGAGGCAGCGCACAACCGAAGAAGTCGCGCACCGCCTATTCCGCGCGCTCCGATAAAGCCCAGCTCAATTGGGGCGCGAAGGCGAAAGAGCGCATCGCCAGTCAGTTGCCGATCCTCGCGGGTTGGTCGATCCGCGAGGGGTGCTATGACGAAGGCCCACGCGACGAATGCACATGGCTTATTGATCCCCCCTATGTCGATAAGGGGAAGTTCTACCGCGAGAAGTTCTCGGATTACACGGCGCTCGGCCAGTGGTGTCGCTCTCTCCCCGGCAGGATTATTGTCCTTGAAGGCGCGGGCGCTGACTGGCTCCCGTTCACGTCCCTCGGCGAGTTCAAGACGAGCCTCGGCAAGTCGGAAGAGAAGGTTTGGCTGGCCGATCTGAGCAGAAGGAATTGATTTATGGCTCTCAATAAACCATCCCAGCCGTCCCAGCCGTCCCAACCTATGGGGTCATGGATTGGCGGCGTGACATCCTATGGCGACGAGGTCGAGCAGGCAAGCCACGAAGACCCGCTAGACCAGCAGATGCGCCTCTTGCGCGAGCTTAAAGACAAGCTCCTGGGTCCCGCGAGCAAGGTCGAGAACGACGAGCTGGCCATCCAAATGTCGAACGCGGCGTCCCTGGCTGAGATCGCCATCAATACCACTAACATCAGCAGCGCATTGGCGTCGATCGCTCAGACCCTCGCCAACTTCGAGAACAAATCTCGTGGCGTGGAAACGATCGCTACGTTGGATGACGTGAGCAGGTAATGTTTATCCATCCCCAATCCAAGAGCATTGTCCTGAAGGTTCGAAACCCTCAGGCCATTCTCTCCGCGCTTCCCAAGTTCAGCAGACAGATCAATGTTCCTGAAGGCAATATCGCAGTCAAGCACTCGATAGATACTGTCACTGTTCTCAGGAACCTGGGGATCAAGGCTCCCTCACCGATCGTCGCGGACTATCCCTGGCCCGGCAAGTTCACCCCGTTCGACCATCAGATCGCGATGGCCGACTTCCTCACGACCACGCCCAAGGGCTTCAACCTGTCCGATATGGGCGTGGGGAAGACCTATGCGACCCTATGGGCGGCGGACTATCTCATGTCCAAGGGCCTCGTGAAGCGCGCCCTCGTGCTCGCTCCCCTGTCGACCCTGGAGACGGTCTGGCAACGCGACCTGTTCAACATCCTCATGCACCGCAAGGGCGTCATCACGCATGGGGATCGCGAGCACCGCGCCAACGCTTTCGCCATGGATGTGGACTTCTATATCTGCAACCATGACGGCATCTCGCTCAAGGATGTAGCACGCATCGTGCGCAAGAGGAAAGACATTGATCTAATCATCCTCGACGAAGCGTCTTTCTTTCGTAACTCACAAACAACCAAATACAAATACTTGGCTTGGGCAATCGAGGACAAGCCGAGGTTCTGGCCCATGACGGGAACACCCTACGCCAACGGCCCTACAGATGCGTGGGCGCTCTCGCGCCTCGTAAGCCCTCATCGCGTCCCAAAGTTCTTCGGTGCGTTCAAGCGCATGACCATGGTTCAGGTCTCGCAGTTCAAGTACGTCCCCAAAAAGGGCGCTGAAGAGATCGCCTTCAACGCCATGCAGCCGGCGGTTCGCTTCAAGAAGAGCGAGTGCTTGAGCCTCCCGCCGGTTGTCACGCTCGATCGCCAAGCGACCCTGACCCAGGCGCAGCGTGACGCCTACAAGACGCTGCGCGACGACATGATGATGCAATCCAAGAGTGGACCCATCCATGCCGTTAACGCGGCGGATGCGCTCAACAAGCTCAGACAAGTATTATGTGGAGCAATTAAAAATCCTGGTGCCGACACTTACGACATCATCGATCACGCGCCCCGCGTTAATGAGCTGGTTAACGCGATCAACGAAGCGGCGGCGAAAGTCATCGTTATAGTACCCTTCAAGGGGATCATTCAATCGCTTGAGAACGAGCTTAAAACGAAGTTCTCCGTGGCTGTCCTCAATGGAGATGTTAGTATTGGCCGACGTAACAGGATCATCGAGGCGTTCAAGACTGGCACGGACCCACACATACTCCTGTGCCATCCTAAGGTCATGAGCCATGGACTGAACCTGACTGAGGCGGATACTATCATCTTCTACGCGCCCATCTACTCACATGATGAATACTCCCAAGTCATCGAGCGTTTTAACAGAACCGGCCAGACCCGCAAGATGCGTGTCATCCGGATCGCGGCCCATCCGCTGGAGTGGGACATTTACAGGCTAGTTGACAACAAGGCAATAACGCAAGATAATATCCTAAGATTGTACCGAGAGGTTACGCAATGAGCGATAGCGAAGGGAACGTCACGCTCGATCGCGTGGTCAAGGCGTTCGTCAAGATCAGGGACAAGCGCAGCGAAGAGAAGCGCGCTTGGGAAGCCAAGGATCGCGAGCTGAAGGACCAGCAGGAAACGCTCGAGAGCTTCCTGCTCGGGACCATGCAGACTTTAGGCGCGAAGAGCGTCAAAACGGACCATGGGACGGTCTATTCGGCAATTGAGGTTACGCCTCAGGCATCCGATTGGGACGCGTTCTATGCGTGGGTGGCGGAAGAAAATGCTTTTGAGGCGCTGGAGAAGCGCATCAAGAAAACTTTCGTCGTCGCCTACATGGAAGACCACGACGGGGAACTGCCGCCCGGCGTGCAAGTGTTCAGGCAGCATACCGTAACCATACGTCGCAGCTAAGGACATCAATCAAATGGCTAACAACGCATTGGCTATCTTCGATCCGGCTCAGCTCCCATCTCACATCGCGGAAGTGATGAAGAGCGGCGAGAGCAACATCGTGACGCGTCCCGGCTTCAACTCGGTCACGTTCGCTGGGAAGGTCTGGGCAATCACGCTCAACGGCGACAAGCGCCCACTGATGAAGCGCAACGAGGAAGGCGAGGAAGAGCCGGTCCAGACCTTCAACGCCATTATCCTCGCCTACCCCGAGCGTCGGGGTCGGACCTATTACGAGGGCGCTTACAACGCCGAACAGGAGAGCGCGCCTGTTTGCTGGTCGAACGATGGCATCACGCCGGACGAGAAATCTCCCAAGCGTCAGAGCGCCACTTGCGCCAAATGCCCGATGTCGGCGAAGGGCTCGCGCCAGACCGAGAACGGCAAAGCAGCCAGGGCGTGTGGCGAACACCGCATGGTTGCCGTCATCCCGGCCTCCCGCATCGGCGAGTTCCCGCCCATGCGCATGAAGCTGGCCATCACGTCCGACTATGACGGCCAGAACAAAACGCTCCAGGCGCAAGGCTGGTTCGCGTTCTCCAACTACATGGACTTCCTGAAAGGGAAGCGCGTCAACTTCACCTATCTGCTGACGACGAAGATCAAGTTCGATCCGACCGAGGGGATCAACTATCCGAAGCTGATCTTCTCTCCCGGCAAGTGGTTGTCTTCCGAGCAGTTCGAAGCGGTGAAGCAGATCGCAACGTCGCCCGAGATCGAGGGTATCCTGAAGACGGAGTTCAACCCCAAGATCGAAGACGCGCCTCTGACCGAGGAAGAGGACGAGCTGGCAGAGCAGCCCGTGGTCACGGCCAAGCCCGCTGGTCGAACGGTCGCGAAGCCGGCGGCGAAGCCGGCTCCCGAGCCCGAGGACGATGGGGAAGGCGGCGAAGAGCCAGAACCCGCGCCCGTGAAGCCCGCTCCGAACAAGCCTGCCCCGGCGGCTGCCAAGGCCAACGGCCATGCTCCCGTGGTCGCGGACGAGGACGACGAACCCGTGGTCACGGCCAAGCCCGCTCCGGCCAAGCCGGCGGCGAACCCCAAGGCCGAAGCCGCCGTGAAGGCCGCTGCGGCTCGCAAGGCCGCTCCCCAAGTCGCGGACGAAGGGGAAGAAGCCCCGCCAGCACCTGTCAAACCTAAGGCTGGTGGCAAGCCTGCGGCCTCCACGCCACCCGTTGCGGCCTCCGCTGCGGTCAACAGCGTCCTGTCGGATTGGGACGACTAAGGTTCACAAAAACTTCAACATCGTGCTAACTTTGCATCCCCGCGCGAGGCGGGGATGCTTTTTTGGACCGGGGGATGTAATGGACGCGAGGATATTGGACAATCCAAAACAAGCATACGGGGATGAAAAGCCAAGGGCGCATCTTGTTCCACTGAGCGCGTTGATGGATGTATCTAAAGTGATGGCCTTCGGCGCGGCCAAATATGGGGTCAAGAACTGGCGCAAGCAACCAATCAGAGCATCTACATACTATAGCGCGATGCTTCGTCACTTAATTGCTTGGTATGAGTATTCCGAGAACGACGATCGTGAAAGCTCCCAGCCGCATCTCGCGCATGTGATCGCCAACTGCATGATCCTGCTCGATGCTCAGGAGCAGGGAACATTGATTGACGACAGGGACTTCTCCGAAATTCTAGGCAAATGAGCCATGAACACGAGGGAATTTCTCACGCTCGTATGGCCCATCGAAGGCCCGTACTGCATAGCCAAGCCTTGGTTTACCAAAGAGAAAAAGAGGGTCTACGCGCACAAGGCGCTAGAGACCATCAATGATGTCGTTGCGTTCGTCATGCAAGAGCGTGGAACGACAGATCTTTATTTCGCCGTGCATACTCTCAAGGTTGCTCGTCAGACAAACCCCTCGACGGGGAAGCTCCAGACATACCGCACGCACGCCAACATGAAAGAGGCGCGGGCGTTCTTCTTCGATCTGGACGTCGGCCCTCAGGAAGAGGGAAAGCTCCCGAAGTACGCAACGCAGCAGGACGCCAAGGACGATCTCGATCGCTTCCTCTTCGCCACGAACCTCCCGACACCCTTCGTCGTCAGCTCGGGAGGCGGGCTTCACGTCTACTGGATTGTCACTGATCCGATTGAAAGCGAGGAATGGAAAACTCCAGCGGACAAACTGCATTGGTTGGCGAAGAAACATCACTTACGCGCCGACCCTTCCCGCACGACGGATCAATCAAGCGTTCTGAGAGTACCCAACACGTTCAACTACAAGAACGTGAACGCTCCACGCAAGGTTGAAATCCTGATTGAAGGCGTCGTGACCGACACGGAGGATTTCCTCAACGAGATCGAAGCGCTCGTCGGCACGGAGTACGTGCCAGTCCAATACCTCCAGTCGACCCACGCGCCCCGCCTGCCAGGCGTGCGCTTCGATGGACGCCTGACGCCTTCCGAGGAAGTGGCCGAAGTGTGCGAGCAGATGCGCATCTTCAGGGACAGCCAAGGGAACGTCCCCGAGCCGCACTGGCACGTCGGCGTGGGCACGATGAAGTATACGGATGGCGGGGAGTCCCTGGTTCATGAGTGGTCCCAGGGGCACGCCAACTATACCTTCGCCGAGACCCAGGACAAGATCGACGCCTGGACCATGAACCCGCCATCGTGCGACAAGATCAAGGCCAATTGCGACGCGGCGGTGTGCGAGCGCTGCCCCAACGTGAGCTTCGCGAAGAACCCGATCGCCATCGCCAACAAGGTCTGGGAGCAGCGCAACGCGCCCGCGCCCCGGCTTCTGGCTTCCGCCGGCCCTCAGCCCGTCACGCATCTGATCGACCCGCCCTTCCCCTGGCAGCGCACGCCCACGGGCATCATCGAGATACGCAAGAAGGGCGAGAACCCGGAAGACGATATCAAGAAGCCGAAGTTCGTCAAAATCTGCGACTACGATATCTTCCCGGTGTTCATGTTCGAAAGCCTGGAGAACGAACAGGGCTTCACGCGTTGGGCGGTAACGATCCCTCGGAGCGGGCAGGAGATCATTGATTTACCAAATAATGTGTTCGCCGACCACAAGAATGTTTGCTCGGCACTGTTCAACAAGAAGGTCAACATCGCGCCTCAACACTATCAGAGGATGTACGACTTCATGAAAGCGTATCTTCGTGAACTCCAGAAGTTCGCCGTCGCCATCGAGCAATACGATCATGTCGGTTGGGACTTCGACGAACACGCGGAACTCAAGGCGTTCATCCTGGCTGGGAAGAAACTCTCCCTGGATGACGGCTCGCTCGAAGTGTGCGCCATGAGCAAAACGACACAGGACGTGTCCGCGTTCATGGGACAAGCCGGATCACTGGACAAGCAGATCGAGTTGATGGAGTTCTACAATCACGACGACTTTCTCGCTCAGCAGTTCGTGATCGGGGCATCATTGGCCACGCCATTGTTCAGGTGGAGCACGCTTCATGGCGTGGTCATCAACATGGCTGGAGAGACTGGACAATCCAAGAGTACTGGATTGAGCTTCGCCGCGAGCTTGTGGGGCGATCCAAAGCTCTATCCCCTGTCGGGCTTGAAGATGGGTGGCACGGAGAAGGCGAAGTTCGAACGCGGCGCAATGCTGCGCAACCTTCCATTCATGATCGACGAGATCACTCTGCTAGAGCCTCAAGTTGCCCGCGAACTCGTCATGTCTGTAAGTCAACCGGGCGACTATACATCCATGAAGCAGGATCGCACATTGCGCCCACCACGTAAAGGACGCAAGTCGTTCATAATGATTTGCACAGCAAACAACTCGCTCACCCAATTGATCAACTTCGACAGCCGAGCGGGACAAGCAGGGACGGCGCGCATCTTCGAAATTCAGATGAGGCGCAGCAATGAACGAACCAAGCAGGAAGCCGACGCCGTGATGCGGCTGCTCTGCAAGAACTATGGCCACGTCGGCGAGAGCTTCATGAGCCAGATACTCCCGGCGATTGACAAGGCCGGCGAGCGGTACATCAGGGAACTCCAGCGCGTGGAGCAGGCCATCGGCGCTACCCAGGAAGAGCGCTTCATGACCAGCGCCGCCGCGTCGGGCATCTATGGAGTGAAGTTCGGAACCCGCCTGGGCTACTTCCCCTACGACCCGAAGCGTGTCGAGGAATGGGTGATCGAAGAACAGATACCGGCCATGCGCGGCATCATGAGCGGCGAGCTGTCGCGGCGCGATCCCGAGATCGTGGTTGGCGACTACCTCGACGAGATCAATGGCAAGACGGCCCGCGTCGAGCTGGACACGAAGGGTAACGTCGGCGGCGTGGTCATTGTTCCAAACGGAGAACTATGCGCTCATATCGATATCACGAACCAGGAAATATGGGTGAGGCTGGACCCGTTCAGGAATTACTGCGGAAGGAACGGCCACGACATGAACAACATACTCGGAGCGCTCCTGAAGAAAGGAATGGTGACGAACGCCCGCGTCAGGAAGTTCCTCGCGGAGGGAACGAGCGCGGCTAAAACGAGGGTCTATTGCTTCATCATTGATCTGAAGAAGTGTGGCGCGACGTTCGCCCCGCCTCCGATCCAGGTCGATCAGGATGACACCGTGGTGGCGTTCAAGCCACGCAAAAAGGGCGCTACCTGATTGGGTCAGGCCCGCGCCCCTTCCGTCCTCTCGATCATCACGCCCTCTTCTTGGGAACCCCCCGTCCTGGCGGCATCGTCGGCTTGCGCGGCCCGCCGGGCGGGTTCGCCGCGTTGAGCGCCGCGATCTTCTTCCGACCGAGCGCGTCCGCCGCGCCATGCGTCAGGACCGCTTCGTGGGGCGCGAGCATGGCCGGAACCTTGTCGACGTTGCCCGTGCCCTTGCCCGGCACCTGGGCGGTCCCCCGGAACACGCCAACGGGCGGCGTAGCCCCTCCCCCTCCCGCTGGGGCCATGCTTGGCGGTGGCATCATAGCCCCGCCTCCAGCACCTTGAGAGGGTGGCATCCCCATCCCACCCATGGGCGGTCCCCCAGCTCCCCCACCAGCAGCCATGAGCGAAGGAAGTATTGCGGCAAGACCGCCGCCCTTTGCCTTCTGAGCGTTGTTCATCGCGGCCCGAGCGTGACCCTTGGGAGGCATCACGTTGGATGTGCCCTTCTTGTGCGCGCCTATCGCGCCGTTCCCCGAGTTGAACAAGCTTTGTGGCTGGTTCACGCCAGGATGCTGTCGGATGTAGGAGCTGACATCATCGCTGCTCGATCCGATCCCGTCAGTGACCCCGCTCCCTCCCCCGCCCGCGAGCGCGTTGTTGCCCATCAGGCCATTGCGGAAGAGCCGCGCCCCGAGCAAACCAAGAGGCTGGAGATCGAGCCCCGTGACTTGATTTTGGACGTTCTGACCCTGGGTCCGCGCGTACTCGTCCTGGGTCTGCGCGCCCTGGAACTGGCGCTGGCTCTGCGCATTGGGCGCGACCTGGGCAGCCTCTTCGCCGGTCAGGTTCGTCTGCGCGTAACGCAGCGCGTTCTCGCTGGCGGTCGATCCTGGGAGCACGCTCGCCTGGGTGTTCTCCAGGTTGGCCGCTGCGGTCGTTCGCTGCTGCTCGAGATCGTACTTGCGATTGAGCGCATCCATAAATCCGGGAGGCGGACCAGCCATCACTGTTCTCCTTAAACTGTAGAGTTGTAGTTCGTATTAGTGTTCGTCGCCGTGCTATCATACACGGCGGTCGTAATCCCTTCGCTCAAAGTCCATTGCGACGAGTTGTGGAAGCTCACGGCGTTGAGCGCCGCCGCCCCGAGCTGAGCCGCCACCTGGGCCGCAGTCTTCGACGCATCGATCGAGAGCTGCTTTGCCGCGATGTAGAGCTGGCCGTTGGCCTCGGCTTCCTTCACGGCGACTTCGGCGATCTTCTCCTGTTCGTTGAGCACGGCCTCCCAGCGCTGGATGTGAGCGTTATTGTAGCTCTCGGTCGCCTGCACATCACCCTTGTATGCTTCCACTAAACTCGTATTATATTCCGCAGCAGCGCGAGCCTGTTCGACCATCGCTTGCAGCGCCGATTTATAGCCTTCGAGCTGAGCCTCGTAAGCGCGGACTTCCCCCTCGTACTGTTTCACGAAGGCGTCCGCTATCCCCACTCCAGCGTTGACTTCCGCCGCGTAGGCGTCGACTTGCGTTTTGTAAACGTTTTCGATCGCGCCTTGCGCTTCGATGTTCGCTTTATACCCTTCGACCTGAGCAGTGTAGGCGTTCACTTGTCCGACGAACCCCTGTATCTGCGCAGCATAAGCATCTACTTTAATCTTTTGAACATTAGCTCTCGTCTGTATGATATCAACTTGCAGCTTTGCAATTTCAACTTGAGCAAGTTGAGCGTCAATCTCCGTTTTATATTGCGTAACAAGCTGAGTGTTAATTTCTGCCTTGGTTTGTTCAAAAGAGATTTGAGCTTTGAGCTGCTCCACATAGATTTCAATCCCCTTGAGCTGCGCGTTGTAAGACTCGATCGTGGCCTTGTAGCCCTCGATCTGTTGAGCGAACACCTGCACCTGTGCATTGTAGATCGATATCTGCGCTTCAGTGATATACTTCGCCCGATCGAACGCACGCTGCGCGATCTGGTTCGTATAGTCGATCAGCTTGCTCTCCAGGTTGACGGCGATCTCGCGCGCCTTGGTCACGTTCTCCAGGCGAAGCTCAGCCTGCTTGACCATGATGTCGCGCGAGAGCCCCGCCGTCGTGTTGTGGGTCTCGGTGTAAATCTTGAAGCGCGCATCGGTGTAGACGCCCGGCGGAAGCTGATAGCCGAGGGTATCGATATCGCGGTCCAGCGCGGCCAGGGCGTCAGCCTGCGCGCGGTATTCACGTTCGTAGGCGGCATCCCACATGGCCTGCTGCGTCCCAGCACTCAGGCCGATGTCGCTGTCCTCGGTCATCGCATCGAGCAAATCGTCCTGCACCTGAGAGAGCAGTGTGCTTGTGTAGAATGTCCCCTCCACATAGTTGAGAGGCGACGGCTGGGTCATCGTCATCTGAGGCCCGAGCTGCGTGAACGTCGGGATATTGAGTGGGTTGAACACAACCGTGTCCAGGCTCAAAAGCGTGGGGATCGGCGGAATTTCCAAGTCCAAGACAGGATAGACGTAATTGAAATCCAGCGTCGGACTGGTGGGGACTACTCCATTAAATTGCGCCGGCTGCGTGCCGAAATTGAGCGTGGGCGGGAGCTGATTGAAAGTCCCCGGTATGTAGGGCGTAATGTTGATCGATTGCGTGAACGACCCTGGCTGCGCGGGAGTGCTCCAGGTTACTTCCTGTAACTCGGGAAGTGAAACCTCGACTATCTTCGGAAGATCAGTGATCTGAGGGAACTGAACATTGATGACCTGAGGGAACAATCCATCCGCGAGCGCGGTCAACGCGCTGGAATATTCCGTTACGTTCGTCATCATGGTATTAGCGATGTCGGTCGCGCTCGACGCGCTACCCCAGATGGGGATATTGCCAAGTCCCGCGCTGCTGCCTGTACCGCTCATGATATGATCCTATCACAAATTGGGGTAGCTGTTGATGTTTTTCAGGAGCAATATGAGATCGTCGTCGAGAGCTTGTATCTGAAGGTTGGCAGCTTGTCTCTGCGTAGTGACAAACTCATCGTCAAACTGAGCGGGGTTATCAATCTGATATCCCGCCAATGAGGTCACAAAAGAAGAAGTCGTATCGATGCTGTTATATGCATCATCAACTTGAGTTATGGAGTTTGCCATGGAGGCAGTCGCGCCATGATCCCCATATACACCATCGTCGTCGTATGCACTTAAGGCGCTCGTAACGGTTTCGTCTGCTGTAGTGAGACTTTCATCTGCTGAGTTATAGGCTTGCTCCGTCGCTGGAAATGCCCAGTAGTATTCCCCTGAAATATATTCATCCTCTATGCGAAAGAGCAACATAGTTTGGGTAGCGTACTGCCATCCAAGAACGGCCTGCCTCGCAGCCTGTAATGCCCAATACCATGGCCCCGTACTATCAGGTGGGTTCTGCACGTTAATCCCATCTCCAGGTCGCCAGTAGCCATTCGCATAGGCGCTGTCAGTCGAGATCGTCTGAAGTGTATTTGGGTTCCAAAACGCTGGGTGTGGCGTGGGTGTGGTTCGATCCACCTTCTTGATCGAGAGATCGAAGTCGAGAGCTTGAGTTTTGTAGTATGGTACACTCATAGCAAACGCTAGGGGTGTGTCGTTTACGGTGATCCCATCATCGTTAACTTGGGTCCAGGATTGAATAACCTCTCGATGTTCTTGGCGAGAATAGAACTCTGCGAACACGATCGCGCCGCCGCCTTTGAGCGGCAGAAAACCCTTATCTGGCGTGACACTGACCCTGAACTTATTGACTTGGTTCTCATTCAGATAAGTCGCATCAACCTTGATCACTGTACCTATGGTCGGCTCGCCAAGCGGAAGATACACGTCCCCGTTATCGGGAAGCGTCGACCCGTAACCCCCAGCTTGAGCTAAATAATTTCCGTAGTAATACATTGGATATACAAACAAATCGTCATGAGGACCGATCTCATGTTCAGTGAAATAATACTGATCTGGTACGGTATTGAAGTCTTCCGTCCTTTTTCGAGGCGGCAGAACCGCAGCCAAAAGGTTCTTATTTGGGTTTCCTGTAGCCAAAGGGAAATCTTTACTATCCTTGTTAGCCAAGGATTGGCATAGTGTAGCCGTACTGCCTATCTTGAAAATAACGACTGAGTTTTGAGCTGGAGAACTACATGAGTATATATTCACTCCATTTAGGTCAAAACTATATTGCACGCCTCCTGGATCGCCAGTGAACAACCAAGCGATATAACCATCGAGGTTCGTCTCGATCGCGCCTTGGGTAGTTCCTCCAGAGTTCGTCACCACCACATGCAAGTGCATGATCTCGGTGCCCTGACTGTTGCTATAGTGCGCCAGGACAGGCCCGAAGCTCTCGACCTTCTTCCAAAAACCGCCTTGTCCGGCGTTATAGTTCTGTTGTTGTGCCCTGAAGAACGTATTGAGCTTGGCGTAATAGTTGGCGAGCACGTCTTGAGCCGCCAGATAGGGGTCGTCCCCGAGGGAATTGTCCCAATCGTTACCCAAGATCACGTCGACCTTGACGATGGGTGGGGCTTGGATGTCCTTCGAGAACTCGTCCTGATCCTCCCCGGAATACGTGGGGAGCTGAAAAGGCGCTCTGTACGATGTCACACTCGCCTACCGCTGATCATGGGCACGAACTCGATCTCGTCGAAGTCGAAGTCCGGCCCCGTGCTGATCAGCTCCCAGCGAAGATACCGCGTCCTGATGCCCTTGCCAACGATCACCTTCGTGGTCATCAGCTCGGGTTGCGAGACGAACTGGTAGGTGCGCGTGGTTCCGTCCCCGCCCACGAGGTTCAGGAGGTATGTCCCCTGGCCCGAGAGCCCCAGATAGACGCCTTTGAGGCCCGAAAGCTTGCCATCCGCCAGCTCGAGGTAGCCGGCGGCGATGTCGGCTGTCGTGTCTTCCGTGCCGTCACGAGCTCCATTCAGCTCAAAAAGACCCTGTTGCGAGGCCCCGAGATACCTCCGCCCCATGCTCGCGAAGCTGTTGAACGCCCAATTTCTATACTCCGTGAGAGCATTGCTCCGAGTGTTCATCGCCCAACTGGTCGTGTTGTTATTTAGAGAGCCATAGAGCAGATAAATGTTAGCGCTCTCGACGATCCCTTCTCCCTTGTAGATCATCTTCACGATATCGAGATCATCCAACTCAGCGCCCTCTTCGAGCGTGGGATGGAAGATCATGTGGACCGGGGGAGGGGTGTCGTTCAGCTCCAAACCATGGGTCAGCGCGACGCTCGCGATGTACTTCACGCCGAGTACGCCACCCAAGCCCATGCCCGTGGTAATCTGCGCGCCTACGGCTTGCGTGAAGAGATCGTTGAGCGCGGCGCTCTCGATCGCCATCATGTTGTATTTGAGCGCCTGGGAGCCTTTCACGCTCGCCCGGATGCCCTCGAGCACGGTCAGGAGCCAACCGACCTCGAGCACGCTCGCGAGCGCCACGCCCTCGATCTGAACCACCATCTGAGAAATGCTCGGAAGGTCATCGATCTCCGAACTCTCAGTCAGGACCAGATGATATTTGAACACTGGCGTGAGCGCTTGGCCGACCCCGATACCCTCGACCATCACATAGCCGGGACGCCAAATCCACGAAGCTACGTCATCGGTTTCGAACCCGACAACGATGCTGGGAGCATACACGGCCTTGACAGCCCGCACGCTTCCCAGGCCAGTGCTCTCGACCAGAGAAGCCGTGTAGACTGTCATTACACATGCCTCCAGCACACTTCTGGACCAGCCGACTTATCGACCTTAGCCCAGAAGCTGACCCTGAGAACTTTACGACGCTTACCCACCTTATTTAACTGGTCGAACTTGCATTAAAGGTATATGTCAAAAGTAATTGATCTCCCGAAACCACGCTTTTGGACGTGCCGAACTGCGCCGCCGACATGAGGTAGGGGGGCGCGTTGGACGAGCTGTTGATGATGCTCGACGAGATCAGGAACGCCCCATAGATCGTGGCGCTCGCGTTGAACGTGAAGCTCGCCTGGGATGCGCTGTTCGTGATGCTCTGCGTCGTGGCGCTTGCCGGCACGAAGAGCTGCCGCGCGCCAGCGGTATAGGCGGAAACCTCCGTTGCATTGGCCGCGATCGTCGCCGCCGTATCGGCTGCCACGGGGGTATAGTTCCCCGAGAAGAGCCCGAGATACCAGGATGCGATGCTCGCCTGCGCGCCGAGCGCGATGTTCAGAAGCGCGTTGAGACCCTGATTGACGACGATGTTCTCGGCGTCCCATTCGTCGATCACTTCCCCATCACGCACATGAACGCAATGATAAGTCCCACCAAACTTGGCCTTCAGTTCTTCGATCATAGTGTGTTCCTTGTCAGCCGCTCACATAGGTAAGAGCATAGCACTTACCAGGGTTGTCAATTTGAAGTTGGATGACATAGCTGTTCGCGTCATCGAACGAACCAACAAAGTTGGGCAACCCCGACGCAACAAAGGCGTTGGAGTTCGTTGGGCTTTGAATGAGAACTTCCCAGGTCATCAGACATATCCATAGCTGACGGTTACGGTGGACGCGGTGATGGAAGTGTTGTCCGTGCCGGAAATTCCGCCCGTGACGGCGTATTCGATGCCGGTCGAAAAGTACGCTCCGATGTCGGACCAGACGAAATTCTGTGAGGTTCCCTTGGGCACGTATAGGTTTAGTGTCGCCGCCGTGGTCCCGAGAGTTACCGAGGTCGCGTTGAACAGTTTTACCCAGACATCACTTGCGCCGGAATTGCCAACCATCAACGAGTACAATCGGCCTGCGGACGATTTTATTTGAACAGCGGCAGGCGTTGCAGGGGCTACCGCCATGCCCAAGGTCTGTAAATTACTAGACGCCGCACTCGTCATGGACAAGCTGCCCGTGACAGATAACTGATTGGGAATTACCACAGGTGAAAAACGGAGGTATGTGACGACAGTCACCGTGCCAGAAGTATAGGTAGAAACCCTAGCCCGGAAGTATCTATATGCGCATGGAAATACAATTGCCGTCAGACTATTCGTGGCGGAAGCATATGTATTGGCTTGACTGGCGGGGACGATGCCAATGACCGAGTACCAAGTCGTATTGTCGTTCGAGCCTTCATAGGTGATGGTGCAGGTCGTTCCGGCGCTCGTCACCTGAACACTGATTGAATTGTAGCCCGTCGTGTCTTGGGAAAACAACACCGACGCCGAAGTCTGCGATGTCGAGGAAACGAGAGAAGCATCAGACTCCATCACCGTAACCGCAACGCCGCCCGTCACACCTTGGACAGCTTGGGCGCTAGATGCTGAAGTGCCCGCCACAGTGACGTTCTGATTGGCGCTGGTAGCCGCGCCAGTGGGAAGAGGAAGCGAAGCCGCGCTGACAGGTTGAGTAGCCTGCCAGAATGTTCCCGTCACCGCGACCGTCCATGCGCCAGATTGCGTCGCGCCAAATGTGGAATTACCGATCGATCCGCCCGCTTGAAACGGCGAGCCTAAAGCTGTATTAAGTGCAGTTTGAAGTGCACTGGTAGCCG